CAGATACACCATTTTACGACGAATCTGTAGAAATCGCAAAATATCACAGGCAGCACCAGGACGACTGCGTTACAATTAACCAGTTGCATACAACACTTGACGTTCTGATTGACCGATATGCGAATCTGAGAAAGATTCATGGACTGAGCTGATGAGAATTATTTATTCAGGCTCGGACATTGATTTTCTTGACACCACATACAATATCGAGGGAGAATGCCACCGAATGAACATCCCGACTAGGTTTTATCCAGACAGACGCTTGCTTCTGGCAGGGAATACGACCGTAATATACAACAAAACGGAAAATCTTTCTAAAACATGGAAAGCAGATTACATCGGGGACAATTATTTGACAATTTTGACATTGATCAGAAAGGACAACGGTAAATGAGCATTAAAACAGCACTTGAATCAGAAGGAGTAGACTTCTCTGAATATATGAATATACCCGAACCATGGGACGGCTCAGCACAAATTAAAATGGAAAATGGTACAAAATGGGTGATTTGCCCGTTTTGTGGAAAGAAAGCCTTAAAGATTTTCCCGACCACAAAGATTTATCGGATGCCGTACAAATGTAAGGGTAGCAACTGCAAGAAAGAGTTTATGGTGAATGTATGAACAAAAAACGGATTAAATGCTTCTTGACAGGTGGATGCAAGTTCAAAAGTTCTGATACAGAATCGAAATGTAATGACAAAGAAAAGACTTGCACTATTACGGAAACTTGCTACAAATGCGGGAAGAAGTACACTGCTGTATTCACTTACAAACAGTTAGGAATTCCAGTGAGGTGAAGGGAGAGTTTATGAAGAAAATATTTTTTGCTGTGTTATTATTAATGATGCTGTTTGGATTAACAGCATGTCAATCGACAACAAAGAGTTTGGGTGGGACAACCACAATAAAATTAAAACCAGGTGTAAAACTGGAAGAAATCACATGGAAAGACGATGATTTGTGGTATCTTACTCGACCAATGAGAGATAACGAATCAGCTGAAACACATACATTTGACCAGTCAACTGATTTTGGTTTCGAAGGTCAAGTAATTATTATTGAAAAGAATAAATAAATAAATCAGTCAGAGAGCCAGAAAGGAGTGCCATTATGAGCAACTTGAAGATATTTACAGAAAACATCGAACCAGAAGCGTTAAATCAGATTTATACATTGATAAAACAGCCTGCATTTTCTGAATGTAAAGTACGAATCATGCCAGATGTTCACGCAGGAGCAGGGTGTGTAATTGGATTTACTGCTGATCTCGGAGATAAAGTAATTCCGAACATTGTTGGTGTGGACATTGGATGTGGAATGCTTACAACACAAATTCCTGCCGATGTGGGGACAATAGATTTAAAAAACCTTGACAAAGCAATAAGAAACAATGTTCCGGCAGGAAGAAATGTACGTGACGAAATCATAAATTTTGAAGAATTAGAAGAACTTCACTGCTTCCATCAGCTTAAAAATATCGAATGGATTCGCAGGAGCCTTGGTACGCTTGGGGGCGGAAATCATTTTATTGAAGTTGACACTGATTCAAAAGGGGTAAATTATCTTGTAATTCACACTGGAAGTCGGAATCTTGGGAAACAAGTAGCTGAAATATATCAAAAAATTGCCATAGAAGACATGCAGGGTACAGACAAGCTCGAAACTGAAATACAAAAATTGGTGAAAGAATACAAGCGTTCTGGCAGACGCAAGGAAATCCAACATGGCATTGACGAATTAAAACGAAAATGGAAGCCAGACAAACTGGGTATTCCGAAAGAATTGTGTTACTTGACAGGAGAACACAGAAAACAATATCTGCATGATATGAAAATTTGCCAAGAATTTGCAAGAATAAACAGAAGATGTATACAGAGTGCTATATTTTACAATATGAATTGGACACTCCAAAGAAATACATGGTTTGATACAATTCATAATTATATTGACCACGATACAAACATTGTTCGCAAAGGTGCAATATCAGCTAGACATGGTGAAAAAGTTCTTATCCCAATGAATATGCGAGACGGATGCATTATCGCATTCGGGAAAGGAAACGAGGACTGGAATTGTTCAGCCCCGCATGGTGCAGGACGTATCATGAGCCGATCAAAAGCAAAAGAAAACATATCGTTAGAAGAATTTGAGAAGTCTATGAATGGGATATATACAACATCCGTTCAGAAATCTACGATTGATGAAAGTCCTATGGCTTACAAACCACCGAAAGAAATTATTGATAACATCAAAGATACCGTAGAAATAGTTGATATTATCAAACCTATATATAACTTCAAAGCAAGTGAATAACAGTCAAAGAGCCACATGAGAGCCAGACTAAATCCTAAGAAGAAAGGAGGTCTGGCTCTATTTTTATGCAAAAATTCACAGAAGGTTCGCTTGAATGGTATCGGTCGATTTTAAATCAAATTATTAATGGTGATATGACAGTCTATCAAAACCAGAAAGACTGCCTTGATCTGCTGTTAAATATGAATATTGACCTTCCTTTCAAGGATAATCCAGATGCGCAACAGATGGGAATAAAGGTAAGCCAGTATGCACACAATATCGCGGAAAGGCAAGCTGCTATTACTGGAAGTGGAGATTTTGACGATATTTACTGGAAATATTTGCTGTTGGAAGCACCATGGATTTTTGAAAGCTATTTGTATTACATGGAAAAGAATAGGCCTGACAGTAAGAAGTTTTACGTTCCAAGAAAAAAGACACTTCAAGTAGTTGCCCAAGATTTACAAGATTTGGAAGAGAGAAAAATTGAGTTTTACGGTTTGTCGCTTCCAAGCCGAGTTGGGAAAAGCACCATGTGCATATTTTTTATGTCATGGATAATGGGTAGAAGACCAAATAGTCATAATGCCATGGGCGGTCACTCCGGAAAACTGGCTAAAGGATTCTATGGCGAACTGCTCAATCTGATCAATACGCAAGAATATACATATTCAGAAATATTTCCGACTTTAAAATTGCAGAAACAGAGTGCAGATGATTTTGAAATCAATCTTGATAAACCCGACCGCTTCGCGACTATGACTTGCCGAGGAATTGAAGGAACATGGACGGGTGCTGTCGATATTTCTCCTGACGGATATTTGTATGTGGATGACCTTGTAAGAGACAGACAGCATTCATTAAGCCCTACTCGACTGGAAAATACATATCAAGAATATCTAAATAAAATGGTTGACCGTAAAATTGATGGGGCAAGAGAGCTGATGGTTGGAACAAGATGGAATCTGTACGACCCATTAGGAAAGATTGAAAAACTCAATCGAGATAATCCGCTGTATAGGTTCCGCAAGATTCCTGCCTTGAATGACGATGGTGAATCAAACTTCGAATATGATTATGGAGTTGGCTTTTCTACAAAGTATTATGTGGATATGAAAGCCAGACTTGATGCTAACGAATGGGAGGCTAAATATCAACAGAGACCATTTTTACGAGAAGGGATTATATTTGCAGAAGATGAATTGAGATATTACAACGGAATTCTTCCCGAAGGCGGTTTTGTGAGAAATATATCTGCTTGTGATGTGGCATGGGGTGGTGGCGACAGTTTGTCGATGCCCGTAGGAGCGGAATTTGAAAATGGAGATATTTACATTTATGACTGGATTTTTAATACAGGTCCTAAAGAGGTGACGCTTCCATTAGTTGTCGGAAGAATTATGGGGAATAAAATACAAAACATTAACTTTGAGGCAAATAATGGTGGAGATATGTACGCATATTATGTGGGCGAGCGATTGAAAGAACATATGTATTCGTGCAGTACAACCAGTACAAAAGCTCCGTCAAAGCAAGCCAAAAAAGAAAAAATAAATCAATACTCAGGAGATGTAAAAAATAGATTTATATTTTTAGCTCCGAAATATCGCAGCCGAGAATATGAAAATGCCATGGAAGAATTAACCACTTTTGTATATATTGGGGACAATGATCATGACGATGCACCTGACGGGGTAACGCAACTTATGATGTCAATCACAGAAAAAAGGCTTGCAGAAGTTTCGGCAGTACAGAATCCATTTTGGGGAAGGAGATAATATGACCACAAGAGAATATTTAGGGCAAATTCAGAAATATGACAAGCTTATTAAAAATAAAAAATACGAAGAAGAACATTTAAGAAGTCTTGCTCTTGGGCTTAAATCGTTCTCATATGGTGAAAAAGTTCAGTCTACTCCGAATCACAATCAAATGACCGATGCCGTAAGCGAACTTGTTGACATTCAAACAGAAATCAAAAAAATGGTTATTGAATACACAAAGAAAAAGCAAGACATTATTGAAACAATAGACAAGGTGAGCGATATCAATTCAGATTTGTATGATCTGCTGTTTAGGCGATATGTAAAAGATGAAAGGCTTGAAATGATTGCCTGTGAAATGGGATATTCCTATTCTCATGTGAAATTATTGCATTCGAAAGCACTGAATATCGTCAAAAACATTAAGAATTTTGAAAGTTAATACCTGATAATACTGAATAATACCTGCATATATTATATAATATAAGCTGTAAAATAAGCACCGGGAAGAACCCTTGGTGCTTTTTTCATGCAGAAAAATAGGAGGACAGGCAGTGGGGAGAAACAAAACAAATTTTGTTGACCTATGCCAAGGCGAGTTTGGCAGAAAAACTGCCTATACTGGCGTAGACCAGATTACTCCCCAGAACGTGGCACAGGTCCTTTCTGATACAATCGGAATCCATAACAGGAATAGAACCCTGATGGATTATCTTTACAGATATTACAAAGGCGATCAGCCAATTTTATATCGTGAAAAACTTGTTCGCCCAGAGGTCAACAATAAAGTTGTTGAGAATCATGCCCTTGAAACAGTCAAATTCAAGGCAGGGCAGATATATGGAGAACCTATTCAATATGTCTGTAAAAAGAAAAAAGCGAGTGAAGAAACAAACGAACAAGTTGATAGGCTCAATGATTATCTGGACGAAGCCAATGCAGACGCCAGAAATATTCAACTTGGGATATACCAGAGTGCAGTAGGAACTGCATATAAAGCAATCTTGAGAGAGGATGAATGGACAAAGGATGGAGACTTACCGCCTTTCAGAATATTTATCCCATCACCGCAGGATGTATATATTGTTTATTCAAGCGTTACTGGCAAACCAGTGCTTTCCGTTCAGATTTTAAAAGACGAGGACAATCAGCAGTATTACCAGTGTTATTCTTCCAGACAGTATTTCAAAATACAAAATGGAGCGGTAACAGAATCTGGAATCAATGGTTTTGGCGGTATTCCTATAATTGAATATCCAAACAATCACGACAGACTTTCCGATATCGAAATTGCGATTACAATGTATGACGCAATCAACAAATATCAATCTGACAGGCTGAATGGGGTTGAACAGTTCGTACAAGCCTTGATGAAATTTAAGAACTGCGAGATTGACGAAGCAGAATTTGTAAAAATGATAAAACTCGGTGCTGTATCTGTAAAAGACGTCGGGAATGGAACACAATCAGACGTTGACTTAATGACTGCTGAATTAAATCAGTCAGAAAGTCAGGTTGCAAAAGATGATATTTACAACAATATGCTGATTGTAGAAGCAATGCCGAATCGACAGAGCAATACCGGTGGAGATACAGGAAATGCAGTGTATCTGAGGAATGGTTGGGATTTTGCAGAACGAGACGCAAAATTGGTAGAAGCATTTACGAAAGAAGCTGAAAAAGCATCTGCCAGAATTATTTTGAATATCATCCGAAAAACTTCAATGGATGTAAATATCTCGACCAGAGACTTTGATGTAAAAATCACCAGAAACCCGACAGATAACATGCTTGTCAAAGCGCAGGCACTTGATTATCTGTTCAAAAATAAAATTCATCCGCTTATTGCGCTGATTACTTGCGGATTATTTAGTGATCCACAAAAAGTATATGAAATGAGTTTGCCATATCTCGGAACCATTTATCCGGAATTGGCAGACCCAGACTCAGAGTTGCAGAAAGCGCAAGATTTGCTGAATGGCTTCAATAAGGATGTGATTTCAGAATGAGTATTTCATCATACGATGAATTAACTATCAGGCCCAACAATCGCAGAAGTGAACCGTATAAAGAATATTTCAGCAAAATGTCAATATCAGACAAAGAAAAGCAAGAAAGGATAGCTTTTTCTGAACAAATGGAAGAAGTTGTCCTTTATATTTTAGCGTTGATAGAAACAACCATAGAAAGTGGAGAATCAGATCAAGAATACATTCAGACTCAATTTTACGACAAATATCTGGATGTAATTGCTTCGTATATGCTTATAGACACATATATCAAGCAATATGCTCTTGACGTGACAAAACAAATTATTGATGCAACATTTGAAAGATTTTCTGCCGAAGACAAAAGCATTACTGATGATTATTACCTGTCTAATGACCGGGCAATGTTTATTTCAGAATGCGAAGCTAATTCGATACTGAATTACAGACAGTATTCAAAAGCTGTGAAAGCAGGAAAGACAAAGAAGAAATGGATTGACGTAGGAGACAAAAGGGAACGAAAGACACACCTCGAAGTCGGAGAAACCATACTCCCGATTGATGAGCCGTTCTCGGTTGGAGATAGCTTGCTACAATTTCCAAAAGACACCTCGCTAGGAGCTTCGGCAGATGAGGTTGTGAACTGCCGGTGTTCAATTCAATACAGTTGATTTAGAGACGAGTAAAATCGTCTCTTTTTTATTAAAAAAAATATGCATCCCGATAGCGTAATCATGGGAGACACCTTGAGCTGAGCGAACAGCGTAAAAAAAGCGTATTGGTGAAAGGAGATTTCAATGACAAGAGAAGATGTAAAGAAGATCTTTCCAGATGCAACCGATGAGCAGATTACCTCTTTCCTGAATCAGTCAAATTCTGATGTGGCTAAGGAAAAAGCCAAAAATCAGAAATTAAAAGAAGATGCAGAAAAAGCAAAAGCGTTGGAAACAGAACTGGAAGAACTGAAAAAGCAGAACATGAGTGAAGCTGAAAGAACAGAATTGGAGCATCAGAAAGAGAAAGCAACAAATGAAAAAAGAATTTCTGATCTCGAATCTGCACTTAAAGCAGCTCAGAAAGACGCTCTGACAGGTAAAATCACTTCTATTTTTGCGAGTGCAGGAATGAAAGGAGATGCCTACGCAGGAGCAATCAAAGCATTTTCAAATATGGATGCTGAAGATGCACTCAAAGAAGCCCAGACTTTTGTTGATGGAATTTCCGAAGTAAATAAATCAACGCTTGATACCGCAAAAGCCGCATGGGAAAAAGAAGCCCTTGAAAAGACACCTAATCCGGGTGGCGGTAAATCTGGTGGAGAACCAGAAAAGAAAAGCGAAGCATCTGAATATGCAAAAGCGTACTCAGCAAAAATGTGTCCAGAAAATAAACCGGCAGATGATAATGCCCCAGTAAATATTTAAGAAAAGGAGATTTAGATTATGGCTTTTATGAAAACAGAGCAGTACGAATCCACACCTAATATCCTCGAATCCGAGGTAGGACTGGTACTTAAAACCTATACAGCAGAACAGACAAATGCTGAAACCGTTGGAACTAAGAAGATTATCAAGGCAGGTTCTGTATATCCGACAAACGCAACTGGTGCTAAAGGCATTGTGTTTGAAGACGTCGATATGACAGACGATACAAAACGACCGATTTCCGTAATTGTTGCAGGACGTGTTCTTGAAAAAAGACTTCCGGTAACAGTAGAAACCACTGCGAAAACAGAGCTTGAAAAAGCAGGTATCGTTTTTGTAACCACTACAGACCCAGAATTTTAAGGAGGTAAGCAGATGCCATTTAATATTTTAGAATCAATCACACAGGAAGAAAGACTTAACTTTTCTCAAGATTTCAGCGTAAAAAGACCGGGCATTCTTGACACCATCTTCCCGGATGTCAAAACCCAGTTCCTGAAAGCTGAATACTACAGACTTATGGCTGGACAGAGACTTCCAGAGGTAGCATTTGTTCATGCGCTTGATACTGAAGCAGAAATCGGGACAAGACCGGGCTTCGAAAAAGTTCTGACTGAAAAGCTCTTTATTAAGAGAAAAATCAATCAGTCTGAGAGATTACAGCAGGCAATTGAAAACGGTGTGCCGGATGACGAGAACTTAAAGAGATTTGTATTTGATGATGCAGCTAACCTGTTTGAAGGCGTTGTTGCCAGAGCAAATGTCATGAAAGGACAATTCCTTTCTACAGGTGCCGTAAAAGTCAAAGAGAACAACGTGGATATGAGCATTGATTATGGCGTTCCGTCCAGCGCAAAGGTAGAAATGTCAGATTGGTCTAAACCGGATGCAGATATCATGGGTGATATCCAGAAGATGGTTGCTGTTGCAGAGGATAATGGTTTTGTGGTAAACAAAGCCCTGACATCCCTTAAAATGATTAATTACATGAGAAATAACACTGCAATGCAGACAGCAGTCTTAGGAGCAGCAAACAAACGTCTCTTAACAAAACAGGAACTTGCAAATCTGCTTATGCAGGAATACGGAGTCACAATTGATCGTTGTGACGAGAAATTCAGATTCAGAAAAGCAGATGGTTCACTCAAAACAGGAAGATACTTCAAAGAGAATGTATTCACTTTGTATGAAGCAGAGCCGAACGGTTCATTTGGTACTGGACTCTGGGGCGTAACACCAGAGGAACTTGAATACAGACAGTTTATTCAGGAAGAAAATCGTTCCTTTGTAACACTGTCCATGTGGGCTACACAAGACCCAGTTGCAGTATGGACTAAAGCATCAGGTATGTTTGTTCCAGTAGCAGCAAAAGCTAATGGCGGTATCGTAATCGGTACCAAAGCGGGGGAATAAACGGGCATAGTCTCGACGAGAACAGCCAGTCACCATCTGTAGCAAGTGTTAAACACAAGTATACAGAAAACGAGCTGTCAAGCATGACAGTGGTTCAACTGAAACAGCTCGCAAGTGACAATGGCTATGCCCTGACATCGACAAATAAGGCTGGTATTATCTCTGAAATTTTATCTCAGCAAGGGTAGGTGATCTTGAATGAACGAAGAACTTGTGAATGATCTGAAAGAGTATCTATCCGATGATGTGGAAACTGACGGTATGATTTCTTTGTCTGTGAAGCGTGCAATTCGTTCATTCAAAAAGAAACGCAACTATCCGTCTGGATATACAGACGAAAAAATCAATACCGATATGGAATGCTGTTATGATTGCATATTTGATCTGGCTCTCTATTTCCTTGTGAAACAGGGGGCCGAGTTCCAAGAAGCGCATTCTGAAAATTCAGTAAGTCGAAACTGGGAATCTGAAACAGAAATATATATCAATCATGGCGTTTTTCCATTTGCAGGAAGTTTAATTTAACTAAGATGGTTGGGTCACGTGGCACGGTATTTTTGTCCTCCCGGAGTGCCGCTGGGTTGCTTATATTCAGTAGGGAAAAGCAAATGTTAAGGGAGTGAAGAAAGGAACTGGCGATGGGATGTGAACATGAATGTTTTAATGAACACCGCATAGAAGAACTGGAAAAGAATTTTCAGCTGATGCAAGAGAAGCAATCTGATCGTAGTAAAGAGTTTTATGAGCGTATCGGGGAACTGGAAAGAAAGACAGCATTAAGTGAGAATGACTTGAACCATATCAAGTCAACTGTGGATGAGATGAATAACAATATAAAGACTCTCATGGCAGTCCCGGGAAAGCGTTACGATACAATCATTGTATGCGTTATTACAGCGATTGTCAGCGCAGTTATCGGTTTTATGTTAAGCGGTATTCTTCCAGTTTGATTCCACTTGTAAGGGAGGACGGTGGAAATATGAATTATACAGACTTTTCAGAAGATGAAAGAAAATTTTATTTAAAAGAAGCAGGCTTTGATTCCAGAGAAGAAAAACTGTTTCGATTACGGGCTTATGGCGAAAAGACACTATGGGAAGCATCTGAACTTATGGGGTATAGTCCGAGAACCATAGACCGAATTAACAAAAGAATAAAGAAGAAAATTTCCAAAGTTGCCCCGATGTATTGTCGGGGCTTTTCTTTGTATTATGGCGAAAACGTGGCGAAATAGTGACGTTCAAAAACAGAGTTCCTTCCTATATAATATAATCATAGGAGAAAACACAATGATTATGTTAAGGAACCCTTACGAGGGTATATGGGAAAAGCATCGTTCCATAGATGATATGGATATGATTCTTGAATCCCGGACAGGAGGAACAGATTATGGCAGGTTATCCGTATTATCCGCAACAGCCAATGATAAACAACCCATACGGACAAATACAGCCGTATCAGGACAGGCTGGCACAATTGCAGAATAATTACCAACAGGCAATGCCTTATGGTCAAATGCAGATGCAACAGTTACAGTCAATTCCACAATCCCCTATGCTTCAAGGACAGATGGTGGATGGGATTGATACTGTAAAGGCTAAAGATGTGGATATGTCCGGCAATCCTGTTTACTATCCAAAAACAGACGGAACTGAAATTTACAGAAAACAGCTTCAATCCGATGGAAGGAGCAGGATTTTTGTTTACCGACTCGTAAATCCAGATGAACAGCAATCTAAGCAAGATGAAAAGCAGATTGACATTGAAGCAATGTTTAATCAGCTTCGGAATGATGTTTGTTCTGAGATTTCTGAAATAAAGAGCATGTTTCCGACACAGATGTCGGGGACATCGGAACCTAAGCAGAATGGAGGTAGGCAGAGATGAATTTCAACCCAAACGCCATGATGAAAAAGAAATTTGAGAAAATGATTTCTCAGAGGTTCGGAAGTGTTGACAACATGATGAGCGATATGAGTAAATTTGCAGGAAATAATCCAACATTGAAGAATGCGTTGGATTTATACAAAAAAGGTGATACAGACCAGTTACATCAAATACAGCAAAATGTATTCAACGAAAAACATTTATCTCCAGATGGAATTATACAAAAATTCCTTGGATTATAACACTTCCCCACAATTGGGTGATTAAAAATCGCTACAATTCGGGACGACAGCCGCGGATGTCTCCTATTGTAAATAAAATTTAAGGAGACTAAAAACATGATGAATGGTTCAAATTACAGTCTTAGTGACATTGCTGCCGCTACAGGCTCTAATAATCGCGCCAATGATATGTGGGGCGGTGATGGCTTTTCACTTATCTGGCTCGTCCTGATCTTTGCTATCTTTGGATGGGGAGGTTTTGGCGGCTGGGGCGGTGGCTTCGGCGGCAATGGTGGAAACGGTGCAAATGGTGCTGGATTCCAAGGATGGGCCACACGTGCGGATATTAATGAGGGCTTTGCTCTTAACGATATTCAGAACGGTATCAGAGGTATTCAGCAGGGTATTTGCGACAGTACATATGCACTCAACAATACCATGCAGAGCGGTTTTAACGGTGTGAACGTTGGAATGCTTCAGGGCTTCAATGGCGTTCAGCAGGCAATTAATGCTGACACTGTAGCCAATATGCAGAACACCAACGCATTACAGTCTCAGTTAGCAAATTGTTGTTGCGAAACAAGAGAAGCTATCCAGGGTATCAACTACAACATGGCTACCAACACTTGTGCTCTTCAAAACACAATGAACAACAATACCAGAGATATTCTGGACAATCAGAACAGCAATACAAGAGCAATCCTTGATTATCTTTGCCAGAAAGAGACAGCAGACCTCAGAGCAGAGAATCAGGCACTTAAACTGGCGGCTTCACAGTCCGACCAGAATGCGGTATTACAAGCGGCTATGAACGCAAATACAGCAGAAATTCTCAGACGCACTGCACCACTTCCAGTTCCGGCATATCCGGCAAGTAATTTGTATGGATATTATGGAAACTGTGGATGTGGGGGAAACAACGGTTGTTGCTGATTTTATCATTGAATTAAATTAAAAATTGAATATGTACCGTTCTTATGATATAATAAAATTATCATAGGAGGAACGGTGCATGGTTAATCAAGATTTAATAGGTCAAAAATTTGGGAAACTTACAGTTGAATCTAGTGCAGGAACCAATAAGTGGAAACATAGGTTATGGGAATGCAAATGCGATTGTGGCAATATTGTGATCGTAGACACATCCAGACTAAGAAATGGTCACACAAAAAGTTGTGGATGTTTACACCCAAAAGCGGAAGATTTAACAGGGAAGCGTTTCGGAAAATTGACCGTAGTAAAGAAAATAGGCAGGAAAAATCGTTCTAATTATTGGCAATGTCATTGCGACTGTGGCAATGATGTCAATTGCTATCAATACAATTTAATGAGGGGAACAAGTACATCTTGCGGATGTTTACGCAGTTATTACTCAAAACAAAGTAGAAACTGTCATGGAGAATCAACCGGAATTTTGTATAAAAAATGGTCTTCGATTAAAACAAGATGTACTAACCCAAATGACCCGCACTATAAAGACTATGGTGGACGTGGAATTAAATTGTGTGATGAGTGGCAAGAATATTGGCCTTTTAGAGAATGGGCTTATGCGAATGGATATCAAGAAGACTTAACCATTGAGAGAAAAGACGTAAATGGAAATTATTGTCCCGAAAATTGTTGCTGGATTACTGGGTTTGAACAAGCCAGCAACAAAAGAAGAAGTGTATTTTTAGAGTACGGCGGTAAAAAGCAAACAATTTCTCAGTGGAGTAGAGAACTTGGAATAGGAAAAGAAACCATTGCGTATAGGGTACATGCCGGATGGAGCACGGAAGAGTGCTTATTTGGTAAAAAGAACAGAACTGGAAATTCTAACCCTAGAATGAATATCCCTGACTATTTATCTTAAAAGTAACAAAAGTTGTTGAACTCACCCTTAGAGGTTGACTAAATTCTAAGAGGTGGGTTGCGGCTCACCTCTTATTTGATTGAGAGGTATAAAATATGAGTTGTAAAAATGTTTGTAAGCTCTGCAACCATCTTGTAATCAGCCAAGCCGTTGCGTTTACAGGAGGTAATCTTGTAATCACACTTCCGGCAGGCAGTTACAATAACGGAGAGAAATATTGTATTGTTGTTGCACAAAGCATACCGGAAACAACCACAATTTCTGCTCCGGTAGTAATCCAGATAGGCACGGGAACAACCTTGTATCCATTACAGAATCGTTGCTGTGCACAGGTTACGGCTTGCGGAATAAGAACCAGAACGAAGTACGCAACCAGAGTAGCTACAAGTGCAACTGGCGGAGTATTCAAGATGTTGGGAAATCCAGCTTGTAGTCCGAGTAACAATTTAACAGCAATTAATGGTACAGCCCCAACGACAGACACACCTGTTACACAGGCTGCCAGAAAGGGGGCAATGTAATGCATAAAGTTGCAATGGAAATGGGAAAATGGGCTATGGAAAAAGCCAAAGCACATGGATTTGACAATCTTAGTTCTCAGGACTGGGATGATCTGAAAGATTGCTTAGAAGCAGTAAAATGCGCAATCTGTGCAGACAAAGATTATCGAATCGTAGAAGCTATGGACGAATGCGAGCAGGAAGAGAAGTATCTTGGACGCATGGGATATGACAGATATCGTTATGCAAACGGCAGATTTGCCCCAAAAGGCAAAGGAAGCCGTATGGGATATAAACCATATCTGTACATGGAAGATGATGACTGGATGAATGAATATCTGAATAATCCAGAATTTGAACGCAATATGTACCGCATGGGATATCACCCAGAATATTCGGACAGGAATATGGGAGATGATGGCATGAATCGTCAACAGTCCAGATATGGTGAAACCTACGACAGATATAGCGAGAATCGCAGACATTACCATGATTCCAAAGACGCTGAATCCAAGAGAAAAATGGATGATTCCATGAAAGAGTATACAGAAGATATCATCCGCAATATGAAAGAAATGTGGGACGATGCAGACGCATCAATCAGACAGCAGATGAAAACTGACTTGACACGTTTTATACAGCAGATGAATTGAACATGAAATGAATTTTGCCCTTGTTACAGGAATGTAGCAGGGGCTTTTCAGTTGAGAAAAGGATGGTCAACTACCCATCACTTAAATGGAATGGGCTTGTAACTGCCCTGTGGTATAACGGATTACTCCTTCCACATTTAGTCGTTTAGCATTACTGCTAAAAGTGGCGTTACATTGTAGGCACGTTGACTTGTACCTGTGCTATAGAGATTTACTCCGTAGCAACTGCATCAGGTACTAAAAGTTCTATTCCCATACGATGCAGATTCATAGCTCCTATGCGGTCATCATTCGATTTATAACCGCAATTTTTACAGCAGAAAAAGTGTATTTTCTTATTGCGATTCGCTTTTTCGGTATGACCGCATTTTGGACATGCTTGGCTTGTATAAGCAGGATTAACCTTTTCTACAAGCTGATGATGTCTTAAGGCTTTGTAAGACAATTTTTGCTCTAAATCATAGTAAGACCATGATACAGATATACAACGGTTCTTTACTTTCACTCTTTCAGTAGCAGAGCGGATTCCTGTTAAATCTTCGATAACAAACATAGTGCCATCAGGATTGCTTTCAACGAGTGCCTTAGAAATACAATGATTTACATCTTGCATCCAACGGTTTTCTCGTTGACCAATAGCTTTTATTCGTCTACGGGATGACGGAGTACCGACTTGCTGTAAATGTTTACGCAAAGCCTTATAATGAGCACGTTTTTGCTTGATTATATTACCATCGTAGAATACAGATTTTCCTTTGCTGTCATATGTAGCAGCAAGAAATCTTATCCCACGGTCTACACCGACAACATTAGAAACTTCTGACTTATTGAGCATAGAAATTTCGTATGTTACAGGTATATGTAAGAAAAACATACCGTGCTTATTAACAAGTTTAGCCGTTCCGAATTTACAGTCATCGGCAAAATATCGTTCAAAACCATTTTTATAGAAAGACACCTTGATGCGACCGCTTAGTGTATTTACAGAGAAAATATTGTTTTTGGTGTTAAGAGAATAATCCCTATTCCATACGAGGTCTAGCTGAGGCAGTCTAAATGTAGGTTTTATCCATTCTTTCTGATTTTTAATAATGGTTTTGTATTTGGCTATAACTGTGCGTACACAAGAAACAGCCATCTGGGAACGGAGACCATAAATTTCCCGTACCTGATGATAAGTATCTTCCTGCACGCTATAACGGCTAAGATTATGAGTCTTGTATATGAATTCGGATACATAATTACAGGCATCAGAATAAGCCTTCATGGTATCACAGAGTATCTGTTTATCAGAAGGATTGACTAAAATCTGAAGTTTTGCCGTAATTGTCTGTTCCATATATAGCACCTACTTTCTTCACCAAAAACATTATAACATACATTTTGGCGAAGAACAATATTTATTTATAGAAAGGAAAATGCGTCGCTAAAACGGGCATTCCTCCCACCACTCAAGAGTGGTGAGTTTCCTTGCCCTGCGACGCTGGTGATAAGCCATGCTGAGACAATTTTACATGAACGGTGACCTATGGAGAGTACAGTTTGTGTCTCCGCACGACAGCGTTTTAATTGACCGTACAGGCAACAGAACACTCGGGGTATCAGATTATTCCACCCATATAATTTCAATCGCAAATAGCCTACATGGAGAGCTTCTGAACCGTGTTTTCATTCATGAGTTAGGGCATTGTGTGATGTTCAGCTACGGTCTATTGCCAGAACTTCACCGCATGGTTAAGAAACGGTATTGGGTGGATGCAGAAGAATGGTGCTGCAATCTTCTGGCAGACTATGGACAGTTTGTTATTGGCACAGCCAGAGATATTTTGGGAAACCAGTTCACATATGTGGCTCCTATCGGGGCAGAAAGGATGATTGCATAGATGGCAAAAGCAGAAAACACAGTTATTTTTGATGGAATCAAGTACAATCCCGGTGACGAATTGCCAGATTTAGGCAGTTGGGTGTGTACAGACGCAAGAGGTATGGTTCGTGATTACGAGGGGCTTTCAAAGGACGTATCAAAGCTTCCACATTATGTAGAGAGCGGTTCTTCGGCGTTGTGCCTTGATACATCTGAATTATATGAATATCACAAACCTACCGACACATGGTATAAACTGTAAAGGAGAAACGCATGGCATTAACAGCAAAAAAAGTATATGCAATTTTAAAACGCCAGATTTCCGATATGGAAGCAAAGTTAAACAGCCCTGTAAGATACAGAGGTACAGTTGCGACCGCTGATTTGCTTCCGTTAAATCCAGATATCGGAGATATGTACAATATCGAGTCTAAATCCATTTACGGCGAAGCAGGAATGAATGTGGCGTGGAATGGGGTAGTATGGGACACCATGGGCGCTCCAATTGATATGTCACTGTATCTCACAAAAGAAGAAGCAGAGGCGGTAATACAAAGATTAGTCACGGAGTACTTTGAAAAGAATCCGGTCAAGCCCGGAGCCACCACAGAACAGGCACAGCAGATCGAGCAAAACAAGACGGATATTGCTTCGCTGAAAACGGAAACTGGTTCACTAAAGGAAGATTTAGCTAACTTAGAAAACACGTTAGAATTACCCAAAGATATTTATGTACTAGAGCCATCTGATATTCAAAGTGGTTATATAATTGACTCAAATGGTACAATTAGAACTAATGAAAATTGTACACTGTATAAATATGATGTTACAAATATAAATTCTGTTTATATATCCCATAGGGGCGCAGCGTCTATGCCAGTTTATTGGTTGGAAAAAAATGTTCTTATATCACATTTTACTGCTGAATATGATACATGGAGTGGTAAGGTTGATACGAGCAATGCGGATACGTTATACCTTAATATGATATCTATATATACACCCGTTGTGAGTTGTCTGGTAGAAGGGAAGCGTGTGCCTGGATATGGCAAATCTTATGTCAATTTACAAGGAAAATCGTCTGGACATTTTTACTTAATAAATTCTGAAAGTGGCTGTTTTTCTCAACAAGAAACAACTGATAGTCAGTATGCTACTTATTACCCAATTTTCTTAAAAGCAGGTAAATACCGTTTTAATTCTGCTGTTTCTACGACGTTTTCTATTATTGTTAAAAATGATGAAATTTCACACCTTAATTTTACAGAAAATAAACTCAATATTGTAGAATTTGACACAGACGTTACGTTATACCCTACGTCTACACGTGGTAGAGATGCTGTAATTTGTGATGCGTCTATTGATATTTTGAGTGTAAGTGACAAGGGGTTATTTCCAATTTGTAATCCAATTTATGTCGGTAATAAGATGGATTTTTCAACTATTAAAGAAGCAACCACTTATATTTCTGATTCGTCAAAAGAAAAAGAATACAATATCTATATTGAAAAAGGGACATACAATGAAAGTTCAATAACTCTTCCAGACTATGTAAATCTCATTGGATTGTCTAATGAGAAAGAATCTGTTTGGGTTAAAGGCGAACTTCCAGATAATGCTTTAGACACAGAAATTACGCCTAATTCAACTATTAATATCAGCATGAATAACAAATTTAAAAATATCACTGTGTCAGCAAAAAACTTACGTTATTCTGTGCATGATGAATCTAACAACAAACAGAAGAATTGGAATCAAAGATTCGATAATTGTAAATTTATTCACTACGGAACATATGGAGCAAAATCTTATAGAGAAGAACATAGTCTTGATACTTCTAACTTGTGGACTTCATGTCATGCTTGGGGCGAAGGTGCTTCTGATGGTTCATTTATTGAATTTAATGATTGCATTTTTGAATCCGTAGAAAATGGGTACTATGTACATGAGGGCATTAGCCAATCAGAACCATACAAGCGCATATTTAATAATTGTGAATTTATAATGATTGACACTGTTAATATAAATCAAAAATGGAATAACAGCATTTCCATAGATAATACAAGAGATATTACAGCTAAGAACATTTTACTATTCAATAACTGTTTCATAAGCGATAGCATGCGAATAAATGGAACAATACCGATTGATGTTCGATTGAGTGGTTGCGGAATAGTTCCGATTAGGGCAAATATGAATACTGATATGTACCCTTTGAATACAGAATGTATGGATGATTGCTACTATGTCGGTGACACGCCTTTAGTTGGTGGGGAAGTTCTTGCAATTACAAACAGGCATAACCAAGTAGTTATTGCGAATGAAAACACACAAAAAGAATTGATATGTGGTGTTGCCGTAGGTACAGTGAATAAATATGGATATGTTCGAGTTATGAAAAAAGGCTATATTTCTCTTGCTGGAAAAAACGGAATTTTATACACAGTTGGTGAAAACGGGCAAATTGCAAATGCAACAAACGATTCAAAACTAATTATAGGTGTATGTGTAGGTCAGTTTGTCAAGTTACTAATTGACTAAAGAGGACTTTAGTTAATCAGTGCAAAGTTAATTATTGGCTGTTGGACACCAATGATATATAATGAGTATAAATTCATTATATGGAGGTGAGTTCAATAAAAGTAGAAAGAAATATCATGATTAACAAGGCTGGTGGAAACGCAGGAAAAGAATCTGTCAACTATAAAATATCACTTCCGTCAGAAGCAGTTCGGATGATAGGTATTACCAAAGAAGACAGAAAAGTAATTCTCGAATATGATGAAGAGAAAATAACAATCAAAAAAGCATAATAAAAAGGAGCTAGGTTCCCGACTACCAATCAAAAAAACCTAACTCCAACACCACAAAGGGTACAGTATTATTATAACATGGTACTCTCCCTTTGTGAACCCAAAAGGAGGGTATTTTTTATGAGAGATAAATTCGTGAATGGGTTTATGGCCAAGTTGTATGAAGAAATTCCAGAAGAATATCTTGAAACAGTCAGAAACAAATTGTCTTTGTATGTGAATAATTTTGACATTGAGCCGAGAGAAACAGCAGTTGTAAAGTATACTGGATATTTGCCAGATTTCTACAAAACTTACATTGTAAGTAGAAAAATCGAGGGTTTGAGTAAAAAGACGCTCGAACTCTACAATCTTTATCTGGATGATTTCTTTTTCACAGTCAATAAAAAAGCTGAAGACATTACTGCAAATGACATTCGTGTATATCTGTATAACGCTCAGGAAAGCAGAGGATTGAGTAATCGAACACTTGATAGTAGAAGAACTGCCATACACGCTTTCTTCGAGTGGGCTGCAAACGAAGGATATATAGGCAAGAACCCATGTAGAGTTATCAAAAATATCAAATATGAGCGTATCGAAAAGCAACCTCTGACAGATATGGAATTAGAGAGAATCAGGCAAGCGTGCGAAACCGTACGTGAAAGAGCATTAGTTGAATTTTTGTACAGTACTGGAACTAGGGTTACAGAAGTATGTGGTGTAAAGAAAACAGATATAGACTTTTACAAAGGCGAAGTAGTTGTTTTGGGGAAAGGCAATAAGCATAGAACAACATACCTAAATGCCCGGTGTAAATTACTTTTAAAACAATACTTCGCAATTAGAGATGATGAGTCGGAATATCTTTTTGTAAGCGAAAGAAAGCCACATAAAGTACTCAAGAAAGAAGCAATTGAAAGAATTGTACGAATAATCGGTGAGCGGTCAGAACTGGATAGACCTCTGACACCACATCTATTTAGGCATACTCTTGCGACTCTTATGCTTCAAAGAGGTACGCCGATTACTGAGGTGCAGAAGATTCTTGGACATGTCAACATTAACACGACAATGATCTATGCAAAGGTATCTAATGAAGATGTAAAAGTGTCTCATATGAAATATGCAATATAAGATTAAAATAAAAAGACTCTTTTTGAAGGGAGAAAACGCTATGAGAGGATTGAAACGTCAAAAACAGACAGTGTATTGGTCAAGGGTAACTGAATACCTTGACGGGATAGACACAATCAAAACGTACCAAAAGCCAGAATTACATCACCTCTCCGTATCTGCGACTGCCGGAACGCCAGAGGAATTATCCGCCGGTTATATCCCGGATTATGACAGGTATATCACAAACTTCGACCGCAACTTCAAGCCACAGACTGCCGATGTATTCTGGATTGACCGCAAACCAGAACTGACCGACGCAGGAGAACTTGTTTTAGGTGAAGATGGAGAGCCTGCAGTCCCACCAGATTACCGCCTAAAAAAGATTCTTGATACCCAGAAAGGCAATGTGGCACGATACGGTATTAAGTACACAGGAGATGGCTAAGATGGCGAATAAGACTATCAAAATGGAATTGTCGCATAAATCTATACAGGACACAATAAAGCAGCTCAGAGCGTATCAGAAGTCACTTGCAAGCAAGAATGAAGAGTTTGTCCGCAGGCTGGCAGAACTTGGAATCCCGGTCATAGATGAAAACATAGCATTGGCACAAGGCGATTCTGACAAAAATCATAATACCTATATCAGAATCAATAACTTTGGCGGCTATTCTCAGGCGACGCTTGTGTGTGAAGGCTCTGACCTTTTATTCATTGAGTTCGGGTCGGGCATTCACTACAACACTCCGGCGGGAACCAGCCCGCATCCTAAGGGGCAAGATTTTGGATATACAATCGGTTCATACGGGCAAGGGAACGGAAAGAATGAATCGTGGGTTTATTATGCCGATTCTGGCGAATGGGTACGCTCTTACGGTACCGAAGCCACCATGCCGGTATATAAGGCAAGCGTAGAAATCATGCAGAGTATTAGAAAAATTGCAAAAGAAGTGTTTGCATCATGAAAATTAATACCTGATAATACTGAATAATACTTCTGTCTTTGATATACTATAACATATAAAAGCATCTACCTGAGCGGTGGGTGCTTTTTCTATACCAAAATAAATCAGAAAAGGAGATTGAGTTTATGCTGGTAGAAATTGTTGGTAAAAGATATGAAGAAAAAATACTTACTACATCGAGAAAAATTGCGGAATCTTTTGAGAAAGAACACAAAGAGGTAATTAGAACCATTGAAGGACAAGTTGACGCCGAAGGTAAAGTTAAACATTTGGGACTTGCGACACAGATTTCTCAAAGGGGAGATATCCCCCTTTCTGATTATTTCATAAAAACTTCCTATGTTGGAGCGAATAATCGTGAATACACAGAGTATCTTGTGACAAGAGATGGTTTTTCACTATTGGCTATGGGATTTAGTGGTGAAAAAGCTTTATGCTGGAAAATCAAATACATTAATGCCTTTAATAAAATGGAGGCTGAATTAAAGAGAATCCTTACGGAACGTCAACAATGGCAAATCGAACGTGACAAAGGTGTTGTCATTCGGCATATACTCACAGATACCATCAAAATGAAAGTTAATGATAGCCCACATAAAAAGTTTGCCTATCCCAATTACACAAATTTAATTTATCGTAATTTGTTCGGAAAGACAGCAAAAGAACTCGAAAAAGATTATGGTGTAAAAGCAAAAGAAAATCTTCGAGATTTTTTCACAGGTGAAGATTTGGAAAAGATTCAAGAAATGGAGATGCTTGTGAGTAGCCTTATTAATTGCGGTTGGGGCTATCAACAGATAAAAGAATTTGTTCAAACCCAGACCCATATGATAGAACAGGCAGGGTGATTAAATGATTACTACCATTGAACCGCCAGTATTGGAGGTTTTTGAAAGATGGCGTAAAGCTGTTGAACCAATTGTCGGCAAAGGCAATTTTTCCATGGAGAAAAGCCAGACAATAGCATCTGGTAAAACGAAATACGCCAGATTATTCATGATGGGGAATTCCACGCAGTCAACAAGTCTCGAAGGCCATGAATGCGCAACAGTTCTTTCGTTCCAAACAGAAAGCTATGCGTCTGGAACAAAATCTTTATCGACTGCATACGAAATCGACAGCAAAAGTCATCAGGCTATGGCTTCGATGGGTTTTCGCCGGACATACGGACCGGAAGAAGTCGCAAACTCTGAAAAGAGTTTCAAACGAATTATAAGCCGGTACAGCAGAATTTACACCGGGCAATTATTGGAAGCGTAACAGCTTCTATTTTTTATACCAAAAAGAAAGGAGAGTGTCCTATGAGTAAAGATAAATTACAATGGCTGAAAGCTGCGGGAATCAGAGCTGTTAAGACAATTGCTCAGACTGCAGTTGCGACAATTGGAACCGCAACAGTCCTTGGAAGCGTTGACTGGAAGATGGTCGTATCCGCGTCCGTTCTTTCCGGCGTTTTATCCTTGCTTACATCTGTAGCAGGGCTTCCAGAACTGAAAACGGGCACAGATGAATAGAAAGGACGGTGATCCTTTTATCTCCCGGGCACAGGGTTACGTGTCAGAGCCGACAAGGCTCTTTTTTAATGTGATTTTATAGCTGAAAAGCAGAAAGGAGCCGAATATGGCAGACAAAGGAAATATAGCAGGCGTAAGTACCGTTGGTTCGCTTACTGGATATGCAGTTGAAACAACAGCAGGTACTAAACCGACAACATTTAAACTTCTTCACAGAATCAATGCTTCTGATGAAATCAAAATTGACGTAGAAACAATCGATGCTTCCGCACTTGAAGATGAAGTCGAAAGAACTATTGCAGGACGTGGTTCTACAGGTGGTACATTCAACGTAACTGTGAATGTAACTGATGAAACTATCACTGAATGGGAAACCTTAATCAGCGAATATAAAACAGGAAAAACAGATGGAAAATCTATGTGGTATGAAGAATATTTCCCGTCTCTTAAAAAAGCATTCTTCACAAAAATCGAGCCACCGACAATCATTCCTAAACCGGCAAGAGATCAGAACGGTCTGTTAACCGTCGAAATGTCTCTTACTATCAATGAATATGTCGGCCCGAGTGAAGCAGTAGTTCCAACTGACAGCGGCCTTTAAACACATTTGGGAGGACAAATAATATGTATAAAGTTTTAAAAATCGGCGGCAAAGACTACAAACTTGAATATGGAATTGAAGCATCACTGTTTGATGATTGTGTGAAATCCGTAATGAATATGCTGGTTTCCACAAGCGGTGGAACGGACAGGAGTCTTAAGGAAATGGTTTCTGGAATGAGTAGTATTCCAAATACTGCACTCAATGCGTTCTATGCCGGATTACTTCAATATCACGGCAACCATTCTGACGGTGATGGCACTGTCCCGGACTTAGATACCGCCAAAAAACTTGCAACACAGTATATGACCGAACATAAAGATGATGAGCAGGGTAACTTCTATGGCCTTTTCGCCATGTGCATTGAACAGATGGAGGAAGATGGTTTTTTCAAATTAACCGGTCTGGAAACATTCATGGACAACATGAATGCGGCAATGGACTCTGTGAAAGCGAAGAAAGCGCCGAAGAAACCGACAGATCATCTGAAAAAAGCTACAGCGAAATAATCTGGGATGAATTATACCCAATGGCTGTGCGTATTGGGATGTCAAGAAAAGAATTTCTCAGAAGTACCCTGAAAGACCTAAGAATCCGTATAGAACAATATGGAATCTTAAAGAACGAAGAAATTCAGTCGCAGTTAATAAACATGGACTATCAGTCGTGGCTGACCGGATTGTATGTGAAAACAAGTATTTCATGTGCATTGTTCCCACGAAAGGTTAGTTACCCGAACAGACCAATTACGCAGGAAAAACAAAATAATTGGGTTGAACATAATCCAGATACGCCGAAGAAATCAGAAGCAGAACTAAGACAAGAAGAACGTTACTACGAACTTCTTATCAGGCAGGCAAATGCAAATATATCTGAAATAGGTAATGAAAAGGGCAAGCAGGATGAATAGTAGTCTTGCTTGCCCTTTATTTTTTTGAAATAAAGGAGGTGCTTATATGCCTGACAACACAATAGATAGCCTTACGATAGAGGTCAGCAGTAACGTATCAAATGCAAGTAGATCCATTGATGATTTATGCAATAAACTGAATCGCCTGAGCAGCCGTATGTCTGAGAGTATCAAGTATCTCAGAGACTTTTCAGCTTCCGTCGGTACGGTCAACTCTGCTGTTCAAGCACTTAAATTGGACAGGCTTGATTTATCAACGATAAACAGTCAATTGCAACAGTTTACGCAGTCCATGAGTGCGCTCGGTAGCCTGAACTTGAGAAATAACGGATTAAACTCATTCGTAAATGCAATCCGCAGATTGAACGAAACATTAAATTCCACAGGTGATGTGTCTGGAAAGATTCAGGGCATGATTTCTGAATTATCTGGTCTTAGCAATATTCCAGACGTATCAAACAATGTGAACCGGTTTGTTTCTTCACTGGCAAGATTGGCGAATGCAGGCACAAAAATTGACCAGACTACATCTGGAATAGGAAATCTCGCACGTCAATTGAAAAAGGCAGCAAGAACGCTTTCGAGTGCAAGCGAAATTTCCGAATCCGTTAACAGGTTCACACAATCAATAGCGCAACTTGCAAATGCGGGAAATAAAGCCGGACAGACTGCTGGAAATCTCGGAACTCTTGCCAAAGAATTAAAAGATTTCTTTGAAACCATGAAAGACGCTCCTGAAGTAAGTGAAAATATAATAAGAATGACAGAAGCTCTTTCACGTCTGGCATCGTCAGGCGGAAGAATTTCTACTGCAACAAACACAGTTTCAAATTCATTTAGCAAGCTTTCTTCTATTGTTAGAGGAATTTCTTCATTGCTTAGTAATGGTGTGAATAAAGCCAAAAGCGGGATAAATTTCTTGGCTTCAGGATTTTCAAACCTTATAAGTAGTAGTAATGGATTAGAGTCAGCAACTTCAAATGTCGGTTCATTTATAAAAACTGTTCTAGGCTTAAAAACAGCTTCTTTGGCTATGAGCAAATTTAATCAGGCTATGAACGGGAAAGGGATTATGGAACTCGGTTCCGACATCACAGAAGTTGAGAATATTGTTGATGTAGCTTTCGGAAGCATGGCTAACAAAGCTTATGAATTTGCATCAGTAGCCACAAAGCAATTTGGATTATCTGAATTAGCTGCAAAGAATTACACAGGAACTATGATGGCAATGTTGAAATCTTCTGGCGTAGCGCAAGATTCTGCCGCGGAAATGTCAACAACACTTGCAGGATTAGCCGGCGATTTAGCTTCTTTTTACAACATTGACATTGATACTGCATTCTACAAAATTCGTGCCGGTATCTCAGGTCAGGTTATGCCTTTAAGACAGTTGGGTATAAACCTTTCAGTAGCCAACTTGGAAGCGTATGCTCTGTCCCAAGGAATCACAACTTCATACAATTCCATGACACAAGCACAAAAGGTCATGCTTAGATATAATTACCTCTTGTCAGTTACAGGAGATCAACAAGGAGATTTTGCTAGAACTTCTGGAAGCTGGGCTAATCAGACGAGATTGCTAACATTAAATCTTCAATCTCTTTCCTCTGTTATTGGTCAAGGCTTAATATCAGCAATTCTTCCGGCTATTCAATCCCTTAATGCCTTTATTGCAAAACTTACAAAAGCAGCGGAGTCATTCCGTGATTTTATGTATGTTTTGAGTGGAAAGAAAATGAAAGGTTCTGCCAAAGGAGTTGTGAATGAATTTGCTGGATTTGATGATGCTTCCATGGATTTAAGCGGATTAAAAGATTCTGGCGACGATGCTTCCAGTGGGCTTGATAAGGCTTCGAAATCTGCTAAGAAATTAAAAGATTCTCTTTCACTTATGCCATTTGATGAGTTAAACGTGCTTACAAAGAATCTGTCAGATGATACGGCGAGTCTTAGCAATAAGAAAGGGAAGAATGGTGCTTCTGGTCTTGATGATTTGGGACTTGGTGACATTTCAGATCAACTTGATAGTGCTCTTCCAGACGAAGAAACACCGATCAATAAGTGGGCAAAAAAAATCCGTAAAGCATTTTTGAGTCAGGATTGGAAAGGGCTTGGAAAAACTATTGCTGATATGATAAATATTGGCTTGCAAAAGGTCTACGATGCAATCAATTGGAAAAAAGTCGGACCAAAGATTACAGAATTTTGTAAAGCATTCACAGAGACTTTCAATAGCCTTGTGGATAACATCGACTGGAATTTGTTTGGAAGAACAATAGGAGCCGGGTTCAACACCGTAGTCAATACGCTAAACCTGTTGATTACCGGGATAGACTGGTATAACCTCGGGAAGAAATTTGCAGAAGGTATCGGCGGACTGATTGATGAGGTAAATTGGAATAATCTAGGACAACTCCTAGGAAATAAATTCATGCTCACATGGGAAATATTCAGAGGGTTTGTTGATAATCTCCCGTATTCTGATATTGGAAAATCAGTGGCAGACGCTATGAACGGTATATTTTCCACCATTTCTTTTTCGAATATTGCAGATACATTATCCACCGGGCTGAATGGTGCTTTTCAAGCGCTTCTCGCATGGACTCAAAGTTTCGACTGGCAACAGTTTGTTGACAATATTTCCAGTGGAATAAGCGCTTTCATCACTACATTTGATTGGACACAAAACGGGCAGTCATTAAATGCGTTCATTTCAGACTTGCTAGATGCGCTTATTAGTATTTCAGGAAAAGTAGACTGGGAGGAATTTGGAAGAAATATTGGAACGTTCCTGAGCCAGATTGACTGGGGGACAAATCTACAGAAACTTGGTACGGTGTTACTTGACGTTTTCGGTGGAATATGGTCAGGGCTTGGCGAGACATCTGCCGGTAAGTTTGTAGAAGCTGTCATAGGATTTGGAATCGCCGCAAAATTACTTCCTGTTGTTACCAGTATCGGTTCTGTATTTGCTTCTACTGCATTAGCAAGCAAAATCACAAGTTCTGTTGCAAATGCCTTTTCTGGAGCAATTGGATTATTTCAGGAAGGTGGTATTGTTTACGAAGCGTTCTTTTCGGCGTCTACTTCACTTGCAGGCGCCTTATCATCTTTAACAGGCCTTTCAGTTCCAGTAGGAGTTGCCGCCGCAGGAATAGCAGCAGCTGTAGCAGGCGTTATAGCTTCGATTGTTGATCTTTGGAATACATCTGAGTCTTTCAGGAACACTGTTGGAATTGCATTTGAGAAAATCAAGGATAGTATTGTTGGAGCTTTTGAAAAAGTCAAAACTGCAATATCACCGCTCGGCGAAGCGTTTGTTAATCTCGGAAGTCAATTATACAATTTCTATGCCAACAGTGGGTTAAAATCAATAGTTTCGTTCTTTGAAACATTGGTTGTATCAGTTGGCGGAACTGTTATATCAACAGGCATAGCTATTTTAGGTGACGCATTCTCTGGATTAATTAGTATCTTACAAAGCGGAATAGACGTGATTTCCGATGTGTTTAAAATCATAAATGGTTTTCTTACATTAGATTTTAGCGAAATCGGAGAGGGATTCGTGAATTTAGCTTCTGATATTGTTGGAGCTTTCGAGAATATTCTTGGGAGCATCTGGGACATCGGGACAAATATTATACTCGGACTTTTTGGCGGCGTAAAAGATGCTGCCAAAGACATTGGAGGATGGTTCAAAGAAAATGTTGTTGATAAAATTATCAGCAATGTAAAAAATCTTTTTGGCATTCATTCTCCGTCTACGGTATTTGCTGATATTGGTGGATATTTAATAGAGGGCTTAAAAGATGGAGTAAGCAGTGCTATGCAAGGTGCTCTTGATGTGTTTACCAATCTCAAAGAAAACATAACAGGAATTTTGGATGGCATAACTTCAAAAGTTAAATCCTTATGGAATAAAATCACCGGTAAAGATCAAGACAGCTCAGGTTCTACATCTAATACTAAAAAAGTAAGTGGAACCACGACTGAAAATTATGAAAAAGTTGCAAAAGATGTAAAAGAAAAAGTACACCAGATGCGTCTTGATACGGTAGCAGAGCTTACCCTCATGGACACAAATGTCAGAACTCATTTTACAACTCAACACGATATTATGGTTGCCAAATGGAAACAGGCAGGAGAAGCGATTGTATCATACATAAATGGTACAATGAAACTGAATGTCTCAAAAGCTATGAATGGTGTTGTTGACGTAGTTTTAAACTCTATGAGAAGACTCTATACAATTGGATGGAATGCGATTATTGGTTTAAATAACGGAATGATTGCCGCAGCTAACCAACATCTGTACAAAAACGCAGAAGCAATTGCTCACAACATAGAAAACAGGCTTCGGAGTGCTTTAAAGATTCACAGCCCGTCACAAGTAATGATGGAACTCGGTGGATTTACCGTTGAGGGATTCCAGCTTGGTATGCAGAACATGCTTCCAAAAGTCGAATCCACCATCAACGATATAAGCGCTGAAGTGCAAAAAATTAATACACCAACCGCAGACATTATCACAAAGAGTGCGTCCTATCAGGAAGTAAAGAGCAGAATGTCAGTTGATACAGATGATTTTGTAGATGATATGCGAAAAGAAATCATGGCAATCAGCAGTAACACGTTTGACAATAATCAGATGATCGGGCAGGCGGTCAAAAACGCCCTGAACGGCATGGCGATCTACGCAGACGGACATCTGATTGGGTATCTGAAAGAAGAAAATCAGCAGTTCAGAAACCGTAATGGCTACGGAATATTTGAAGGGTAGGTGATAGAATGAGTGACTTTATTGCAGGAAGTAGTTTCAAAGGTTATTTTTTAAAGTTCGGGGGAAGCGTTCTCCCGAACAAATTCTTAGCCTACGATGATTATTCCGCAACCCCGAATCAGCGAACAGAGATAGAAGCCTATAGAGACTTGAACAATCTCTTGCATAGGGACACAAGCCCTAATTTGAAGACAAAAATAGACTTCAACACACGACCGATGTGGTTGCCAGATAAAATTGAAATGCAGTCTGTTTTCACGTCAGGCTTAGTCAATAAGGCACAGCGGAAGTACAAAGTTACATACTGGAACGACGAAGAAAACACCTACAAAACAGGCACTTTTTACATGCCTGATATTGAATACAAACCTATCAGAGTCGTAGGAAATAACATTTTGTATAACAAAATCAGAATCGCACTGATCGAATACTAACAGCCAGAGTGCATGGGTGTCACAGCTCATGTGCTCTTTTGTTTTATAGACGGGAGGAAAACTATGGCTACACCTGTAAGCATTGTGGCAAAAAGTTACTCTAATACATGCTATTTTGTTGGAGATACAAGCAATGTAAGAGTAAAAAGTATAAAAGTAACTTATGATGATGAAACAGTAGAAACAATAACAGATGGCTATACGGTATCTCAAATAGACACATCTGAGGCGGGAGAAAAAAAAGCAAAGGTCGAATATTTGGGATTAACCGCAGAAATTTCCGTTATAGTATTGGATTCATATAATGTTCAGGCAGGTACTCCAAATTTAGAAGATGTAACAATTACACTTAATCTTGACACAGGGATTATGAATATATCGGGCATAGGAGAATTTTTAAGTTTATATAATATTGATAATACCCCAAATTCAATAAGTTCTCGTATAAAATCATTAAATATCGGAGACGGCATTACTAAAATCCCGAGCGGATGCTTTAGTGGAAATGAAAATCTCGAAGAAATTTTATTTCCAGACACTTTAGTTGAAATTGAAGGAGGAAATTTTTATAATTCTCCTAAAATAAACAAACTTACATTTCCAGAATCTCTAAAGAGAATAAATGGTGGATGTTTTGGATCACTTCCCAGTTTGGAAACAATAATATTTAACGAGGGACTTGAAACGATAGATGGCGGATCGTTTATTGGGTGCCCATTGATTACGGATTTAATTCTTCCGTCTACATTAAAAAATATGCCATATAGTTTTCAAGGAAATACTCTTGAAAATTTGGTAATAGGTGGAGAAGGCGCGCCTTTTCTGCATAGTGGTGAGAATGGAATAATTGGCATTTCTGCAAAAAATATGACCATTCGCGGAGGCACAATAGGCATTAGCGCATTTTATGGAAAAACAGACATAGAGACTGTTACTTTAAATGGAGGGGTAAAGTTTGATAGCACTGGTCAATTTCAAGGATGTTCTAATTTATCAAATATAACTATAGACAATGGAGTCGCAAATATTCCGGCAAATTGTTTTTCTAATTGCGCTATTGAAAACGTTATTCTTCCTGACAGTGTTTTAGAATTAGGGCAAAATTCTTTTTCTGGATGCACATCTTTAAAGAATATAACATTATCTAAAAATATAAAAAAGATTCCAAATAGTTGTTTTAGCGGTTGCGGATTTGAGACTTTTACAATTTCTGATGATTTGGAAATTGAAGAACTTGAAAATGTTGTATTTCAGGGATGCTCCAATTTAAAAATGGTGTATATCGGGAAGAATGTAAAAACAATCGGACCGGGTTGCTTTGCTTCTATTGGCTCCCCTTCGACTATAATTCAAATTAATCAGAAAAAAGATGCTATTTCTGGTTCTCCATGGGCGGCTTCAAATGCGACGGTGGAATGGATAGCCAAGGAAGTTGTTAAAATAGAATTGACATCATTACCAGATAAATTGAAATACAAAGATGGAGAATCTTTTGATAGCTCTGGCTTAATTGTGACAGTAACTTATGATGACGGAACAGTGCAGGAAACGACAAATTATACGCTTTCTTTGCCGGATATGTCAACTGCCGGAACTAAGACTGTTACTGTAACATGTGGTAGTCAGACAGCTACATTTGATATAACGGTTATTTCTATATCTAAAATCGAAGTCACCACACCGCCAACCAAACTAGAATATCACAAAGGTGATGCCTTAGACACAACCGGAATGGTAATTTCTGCAGTCTGGACAGACGGCTCAAAAGAGGTTCTGACAGATGGATATACGGTGTCAGACTTAGACAGCACTGAAACAGGCGAAAAAACTATCACGATCACATATCAGACATTCACAGCAACATTCACTGTAGAAGTCGTGGCAGATACTACCGGAATCCGAATCACAAGTTTTCCGTCCAAGGTCTACTATAAAATCGGAGAAGCATTCGACCCGTCTGGGCTGACTGTCGCAGAAGTAAGACAGGATGGAACCGAGAAAGAAATCACAGATTATGATATTTCTGGCTTCGATAGTTCCACCGCAGGTTCCAAGACTATCACGGTTTCTTATAATACAACAACCAACGGTGTTTCCAAATTTGTCGGTTCTGATAGCTTTCAAATTAAAGTCACAAACGATGGAAAAAACCCATTTGACGACAGTTCAAGTGGTGACTCTGGCGGTGGTTCTGGTGAAATCCGAGCCAATAAATGTAACAGTACACTGGATTAACGGTGAATTTGCTGACCTTACAAATGAAAATATCGACCAGAATACACTTACTTTGCAGGAGTCTATTTGTTCTGAAAGCTATTTCATTTTCGGCGGTTGTGTCTGCAATCAGATAACGTTTCAGGCTCACCACGATCAGTTCAATGGCACTTCGGAAGAGTTTTATCCGTCTGGGAAAATCGAAGTTTACATCGAGAGAAAAGGAACAAAAATCAAAATCTTCACAGGCGAAATCGACAGCGCAGAGCGGAAAGCAAATTCCCTGACACGTAATTTTATCGCATACGATTATCTGTATAAATTACGAAATACTGACATTGCAAGGTGGTATAAAAACCAGACGACTGATAAGAAGAAAAAGCTGACTCAAAAGCAATTCAGGGATAAATTATTTGAGTTTTTAGGGCTTGAACAGGTCAGTACAAAGTTGCATTGGGACGACACCTATGTCCCTGATACGAATAACTCAAATGAAATGAACGTAGTAAATATTCTGAAAGATTTATGCTTGCAGAATGATCGCTTTGGATGGATGAACAGGGATGGAAAATTTGAGTATTTAAAACTCCGCCAGAACAGTTACAGATACGGGCAGACCACCGGTAATCAGAACATTTATAAATACTACAACAACGAAGAAATTCACCTCGATACATTTAAAAGTTTTACCGCAAAAGAGGGCAGAATCTGGTTCCCAAATATTATATTTTGTGACCCTGACCCGAATAGAGCCTTTGGCTTTACACAAGGCGACTATACAGCGCAAGAAGCGTATGATAACAACGTTTATTACAATAGAAATAGCTTCTTTGTAGGAAATGAAGACTGGCTGAATTACGTTTGGAACGCTGACGAATATGGCGGTATTTCAAGGTCTGAACCAATTATGAAGATTTGCTATGGCGTATTCGTAAATCAAGATTTGCGGAAATATTATCGTGCTCAGGGATATACCGCCGAGGTTCAGGGAAACCCACTGAACATGGTTGGACAGGCAGTCGAACTCTACTATAAAAAGCAGATTCAGCACGACAATCAGGAGCCTACAGAACTGCAATGGTACGTTCATTCATACATCATGAGCAGGACACTCAAAATCGGCGCTACAGACATGATTGACACCTATTCTGCCAATAATGCACCGTTCAACAGCAATAGCCGACAACTTGGAAAAGACACGCCTGAGATATCCGCAACCGTCAACCGCACCCGATCAGAAATGCCGACAATCAGCTATGCGGAATTTACGGACGGTTCGGATTCTGAATTTTCACCGGCAATGATTTACGATTTTACGGATGGTTCTGGCGGTTCTGGAAGCGCTTCTGAGCAATTAAAAAAGGCACAATTAAGGTGTGTAAAGCGAATAAAAAAAGCTGATTACGACGCTCTTGTAGCCGCAGGAACTGACCGAGCAGATACATTGTATTTCACATTTGAGGAGAAATGATAGGATGATATATAAGGCATTTTTGAACAGACAGGAAATCACTGGGTTTCCTGTCAAAGGCAAGGAAACGAGTGAGATATGGGGTGGCGATACATTGTTGTGGAAGAAATCGGGAGCTCAGGATTATTTCAAATTTGAATATGAGGGCACGATTATTTTTGGAATTAAAGGGACAAACATTTCTATTGATTGGGGCGACGGCAAGAAAGAAACATTTTCCAATGAATATGAAAATGCCAAATTAAGCAACAAAGATAATTACATTACCCATATTCCTATAAGTGACGGTAGACATATAACAGAGATATACGGAACAAACTTAGAGGTTCAGTTTGGATATAACTGGATTAGCACTACCTTTGGAGCATTAGCACTTACAAAAGTTTTGTCCCCACTTCCTAGAAGCTCAAGTAAACTCTTAGCGTATAAGTTTTATGAATGCGAAAATCTCGAAAGCGTTCCAGAAGATTTATTTAAAAATTGTGGAGACGCGACAGGCGCTCTTCAAACTTTTATGGATACGCCTAAGTTGAAAACCATATCTGAAAAATTGTTTGATTATACTCCTAAATTACAAACTGCAACATGGACTTTTAGAGAATCAGGAATAGAAATAATTCCGGGAAAACTTTTTTCAAAGTGTGAAGAACTGAATGGCGCGACATCTTGTTTTGAAGATTGTACTGGCTTAAAAACAGCAGGCGACGGTTTTTTGTCAAAGCAGAAAATGATTGTTATGCACGGAATTTTCACAGGATGTTCAAGCCTAACTAAAGTGGGAGAAGATTTCTTCAAGAATGCCGATCCCCTTTCAAGTGAAAATGCATGGGGATTTAACAGTGTTTTTTCTGGATGCACTGAGCTGACTCAGGCTCCTAATTTCTATGCAAAATTTCCTACATTAACTAACACACAAAGGACTGGTCGATGCTATTACAAATGCGAAAAATTGCCGTTTTATTCATCTCTTCCTGATAGATGGAAATAACTAAAATCATTGAGTTTTCACCCCAAATATGCTGTAATAAACCCATAAAAATTCGCATCTGATTCTTAAAAGAATCCAGAGCCGAGCGGAACGAGTCAAGCCAAAATGGACTCAATCCATCGGCTCTTTTTGCTTATTTTAATGTTAATTTTTGCAAATAAGAACCCCAGAATCGCAAATAAGAGCGCATTTTTCTTTAAAATCAAAATAAGCCCTTATTCGCCAAAATAATCTCAAAATCTCAGTCCCGAACGTACTAAAATGTAACTATATTAAAAATAAAAAATGAATAATTTGTAAACGTAAATTTTATTTGTTTTCAGAATAAATCAATCATCTGAGAAAATAATAAAATTCAGAAATAAGTATTCTGTCAACGAGCAATTTTCGTTTACATAATATCTCAATGTAACGTTACAATAACGTTACCAGTAACGCAATGTAACGCAATAGAATAAGAATAAGAAATAGAATAAGAATATAATTAATATATATACGAGATATATATTAATCGTCGAATAAGCGCTATTCGACCATGACATTCTTAGTTCGTTTCAGCCCAAAGCAAACCATTTCCATTAGTAACCTTGTATTTGACTCATATAGCGATTTTATGTGCGATTCGATAAAATCCTCGAATAACATATAAAAATTGATTTTAGGGGCAAATACGGAGCTTACAAGGTGTGTTTAACAGAAAGGAGCAACGTGATATGACAAACGAACAGAAAACAGTTCTCAGGAAGATTATTTATGCAGTCGAAACCGGTGGACAGGTTTACGGACAACAGGATTATTCGGACTTCACAGAAGCCTATGAGAACAATTCAGATGAACACGCAATCACAATTGGAGCAGGAGCGTGGTACGGAACCGAAGCTAAAACACTTCTGGAACGAATTTACGATGCCGACCCGGAACAGTGGGAGAAGATAGACAAGGTCAGACTTCTGGAACAGGTCCAGACCGCAAACTGGGAATGCTTTAACATTTCAAGAGTGTCGCAGCTTGCCGACACTATAGTTGCCCTTATTTCCTCCGATTTGGGTATTAAATGCCAAGATAACCTTATGGATGAACAATTAGCCACCTATGCAGACGAAGCCTTTGAACAGGGCGTTACGAACGCTAGAGCGCAAGCTATGTGTGTGAACTTTAGACACCAAGGCGGACAGGGAGCAGTAACGAGGATTCTGGCAAAGACCCAGAAACCATATACGCTCGATAATCTCTATGCAGCCTGTCAGACGGACACAGGGAACCAAGTCGGGGCATATAAGGATAGACAAAGATTTGTTTATAACACATTAAAAACATATTTTCCAGAAAGTGAGGAGACAGACATGAACGCAATTGATAAATTAATCCAGATCGCAAAGAATGAAACCGGATATCTTGAAAAGGCAAGCAATAGTCAGCTTGATAACAAAACAGCAAATGCAGGATCCGCAAATTATACAAAATATTGGCGAGATATTAAACCGGATTATCAAGGACAGCCATGGTGCGCTGCATTCGTTTCGTGGTGCATGATGAAAGCATTCGGCTTAGACACAGCAAAGAAACTTTTGAAACACTGGCCATACGTTTACTGCCCGACAATGGCAGATTTGTTTACTTTGAACAGCAATCCAAAAGTCGGAGACATTGTTATTTTCTACAGAAACGGAGAATTTACGCATACTGGAATCGTAATAAAAGTGTCAGGAGATCGGTTCTGGACAGTCGAAGGAAATACTTCTGGTGGCTTTACAATTATCGCAAATGGCGGTGGTGTATGCCAGAAAAGTTACTACAACAGCAACCTTCCCGGAACAAAATTCTGCACTCCAAATTACAGTTTAGTTAAAAATACAACGTCAGTTTCAGACTCAGATACAGTCAAAAAGCAGAACACCAGAGCCTACATTGCGCAGATTAAAAAAGGCACAAAATGTTATACAAAATCAAACAAAAATAGCCCATCTAAACTGTTCCCAAAACTGAAAAAAGGTGCAGTTGTAGAGGTGATGAAGTACACGGAAACCGACAGTTCAGGGTTGAAATGGTACTTCATCCGCATCCCTTATCCGAACGATGCTGGGTTCGTTTTTGAGTTTATCCCGAAGGGAACGTTTACCAGAATCACAGAAATTTCTAAATGACAGTTGTAATATAATCTTTATAATGCTATAATAAACGTGTTCGATATAGTAGTTCGTATTGCAAACCCTTTTATTTATTAAGTGTTGAAAATGAAAATGACCGCCAATTACTCCTTCCCGGGTTGGCGGTCATTTTCGCTGTCAGCTTATGTAATTTTCATATTTTTCTTTGATTTCTTTTGCCCCATTCTGTCTTATCTGGACAACATCCCCAGAATCCATGATGAAATTATCTCCTGCCGACTGGATGTGATCCATGTTCACCAGATAACTCTGATGGCAGCGCAAGAATCGCTTATCAGACAGCTTTTCTTCCAGATCGTTCAGCTTGCAAGTAGTCACAAAACATCGGTTATTTGTAGCGAAAATATGGCAAACTCTTGCCTGACTCTCGACGTACTCAATTTCATCGTATTTGAGCCGGTTTATCTGCCTGTGGAATTTGAACGTCAATGTTTCGTCCCTCATCTGTGACAGAATCTCGTCGATAGCCCGGTATATTCTACCGTATTCCTTGCCCTTGACCGCATACTGCATAGCACCGACGTCGAATGCTTCTTGCAGATGAGAATCGTCGGCTGTCCAGAATATAATCTTTCCATCATATCCAATATCCCGGAGCCGGTTCGCAATCTCCAAACCGTTCTCATTTTCCAGAATCATATCCAGTACAATTACATCGTACCATTTACCCTCTTTCACATCTTCAACAAGCGGATAACCTGCTGAATACTCGCTGATTTCATAGCGATAATCTCCTTTGCGCCGTAAGAATCCCGATACGCACTCTTTAAACAAGTCAACTTCAAGCTGGTTATCGTCACATATGGCTATTCTCATATGCGCACCCTCCTTTCGTAGTCTCAATTTGTCAAAATACGCCATGATTTTGACAGTACACACATTTTTCTTCTTGCTTGTGGTATTATTGTCCCACAAACAAAGTGTAGCACTTGAAATTGTTAGTGTAAAGCATTAAAGTTTGACATAATTCGCAAAATATGGTTTCTGTGTCCGGGAGGATGTGTGGATAGAGAGACTGCCTGCGAGAACGACAGGCAAAAGAAAGAGGGGCAGTTGCCCCTCTTGTTTATTTCGCTAAATACAAAACTGAAACAGTATCTATTTTTACGCACATTCCATTCTCTAACGGTAGATTCCCAATTTCACTGGAATACAAAGAATTAATGCTTTCTAAGTCAGAACCAAGACTTTCTTTATATTTTTTTGAAGCAACATGGTATTCTTCTGAATGTTCGTAATCATCATTCTTATAATCATCGTAGCTGTCATATACGCTAATAATTCCTGCTCCGTCGGTTATTGAAAAGGTGTACTTTCCGGCAGGAATATCTTCGCCAATAATATAAACACCTGGATTTAGCCTGCCGGTATCATCAAGAGAATCATTTTCCTGAGAATTAGAATTTTCGCTTTCCACGTCTTTTAAAACAGCTTCTTTTAATTTGGTTCCGTCTGAAAGACGCGTGATTGATAGCGAATCATCCCAAATTGAGCAAGCCAGAGTATCATTTTTGAAATTCCAAACGTTTGTTAGAACTACTCCATCATAACCACTCTTATAGAAATCATCAGTAACATAATCATAATCATACCAATCCTGCTGAGATGCTTCTGACAATACACCGGAAACCTTTGAAGCAAATGTGCCAACTTCATCATCTGGCACGTTCTCACTTATAACGACGCTTAGATGCAAGGATTTAGTGTTTTTGTCAATCACACATTCAGATGCTTCGACAAACCCATCTTCACCATTGATCTTATTAAGCATTTCATTAATGTTGTCAAAGGAAGTAGCACTGGCATTGACAGGCGAAATGCATAAAAAAGCACACATCGTTATAATTCCGCAAACTCTCTTTTTCATAAAACCCTCTTTTCTGCTAAAGAAATCTCATATACTGCACTGCAATAAAAACTACTTCAATGATTCCGACAATAATTCCGAACCATGAGCCAATATGCCTATATTCCTCTTTCTTTGTGCCAATATCTACTAATCCTACAATTGCTCCTGCGAGAGCCAGAGGAAACGACAGGATAATTGGCAGCGGAAGAATGAATGCCACACCTGCCAAAATACAGGAAATGACGCTCAGGGTTGAATCTTTCTTTTTTTCACCTTTGCTCATACAATCCCCTCCCTTGTTAAAATTTTACAATATTATACCACCTCATACAAACTGTGCATAGTAAAATATCAAAAAAGTAGATTATTTTTGCAGAAAAACTCCATGATTTTGCACCTCCCGGAAAAATTACGCAAGTTTGTGCTATAATGCGTGATATATTTTTAGAAAGAGTTGGTAGCAATGGAAAAGAACAGATACAGGATAGTCGTACTCATCCTGATATTTTACGAAATATTCTGTGTGGTGCATATACCGTCACATGATATAGCAGAACGCCACCGCAGAGATGCGCAGATCACAAAAGAAGCTGCGGAACAAATTTATTCCGTCCAGATGCAGGAGTTGAGCAAGAACAAGGAAATTTGCAATGTCAGATGTTATATTCGCGAAAGCAGAATTTTCTTTGGAACTGCAAAGTTTGCTTATGAAATAAGAAAAGTTCATGTGTACATTTGGCAGTTGCCAAGAGGGAACATAGGTGGTATAATGATGAAAACGAACTGATGTTCGGTTCTGTTTCCCGCAAGCCGGACATATACTATGGTGTAGGTGGTAGTTGTGACAGGGAGGGATATTTATGGATTATAAAGAGAAAATAATGGCTTTATTAGAAAAGGTTAAAACAGAAGAAACATTAAAACGGGTATATAAACTGTTAGAATATTTGTATTTAAAAGAAAAGTAAAAATAAAAGCCCCTGCGTTTACAGGGGCAAATTTGTTATTCTGTTTTTAAATCATCTGGAGAAGCCGAAAAATAATATTCGAACTTAGAACTATCATATTTTGATCCTATCATTTCATTGATTTTATCCGCAATGGCAGTTCCCATTTCTTCTCCAAATTCCGAATCCTCTACTTTAGTTTTCTTATACTCCGTAAAGATGTTACCCCACCAATATATATTTGGCTTTTGGACTATCCCTTAAAAACGCGCCCGCATTTTTTGCATTGATATTTAGTAGAAAAGAAACCCCTGCTAATTATCTGCACATTGGCGCTCCGACAAGTGATTGCCGGGCATTTTATTTTTTTGGTAATTTTGTCGATAGTTTTTCTTTTTCTCATTTAAGTCCTCCTTGGTGATTTTTTATATATTATAATACACAAAGGACTTATAGTATAGTTAAAACGCAAAAAAAGACTGGGATTTTTACCCCAGTCCTTTTTTATTAGTTGCTTTCTAATTCGGTCAAAATTTCTTCAAGCTGTTTCCAATGCTCTTCACTAAGCTTTGCGAATTTAACAAGGATTTTTTTTGCAAATTCATTATCCCCGGTCATTACCGAATCAACGATAGCCTGCGCATCGCCATCGTCGTCCATAAACATGTTACCGTCGCCGCTCACAAGCCAGTCATAAGAAACCTTATAAGTAGTACAGATCAATTTTAGAAAATCGTCATCTGGAACTGTTCTTCCAAGTTCTATATTTTCAATTTTACCACGGCTTTTTAAACCAAGTTTTTTTGCAAAGTCTTCTCTTGAAAGCCCTAAGTGTTTTCGCAGCTCTTTCAACCGCTCGCCCATTTACCCACCTCCTTTCTTTATTTTATGGTAACAGTATAACATTTTTAAAATACGTTGTCAACGTAAAAATATTTAAAAACACGTTGACAATGCGTTATAGATGTGATATTATACGTTCATAACGTAAGAGAAGTGGAGGTGAACAAATGTCAGAAGAAAAGAGACAGCTTATCAGAGATGTAACAACACGAATCAATAAGCTTCCGGCAGATAAGCAACACTACATTTTGGGATACATGAATGGTGTTGCTGATACTGTTGAGAGTGATACTCAGAAAGAAGAAGCAACAATTAGAGATAGTAATTAGAGAGGAGACGATATTACGGAACAGTTAATACCTATTAATTACAGTAGTGAACAACCTACTGTATCAGCCAGAGAGCTGTATGCAGGGCTTGAAATTACAGACAGATTTTCGAGATGGTTTGAAAGAATGTCTACATATGGTTTCACTGAGGGAAGCGATTTTACAAGCGTGAAAAGTTCCACACTTGTAAATAACGGAGCAGAAAGAGAAATTTCTGATTATCAAGTTTCTATAGACATGGCAAAACAGATTTGCATGATTCAGCGGTCAGAAAAAGGCAGACAATACCGACAGTATTTCATAGACCTCGAAAAAGCATGGAACACGCCAGAACAAATTTTTGCTAGAGCATTGAAGATGGCAGACCAGACCATTGCGAAGCTGAAAGATACAAATAAGTCTCTTGTGGAGAAAATCGAAGCTGATAGGCCAAAAACAATCTTCGCAGATGCGGTATCTGCAAGTCATACATCAATTCTTATCGGAGACTTAGCAAAACTTATCTGCCAGAACGGATACCAAATAGGGCAGAAGCGGTTATTCCAGTGGATGAGAGACAATGGTTACCTGATGGTTTCTGGAAGCTCACGAAATATGCCGAAGCAGAAATACGTTGAGCAGGGATTATTCGAAATCAAAGAATCCAATGTCCAGAATCCAGATGGTTCGGTCAGAATCACACGCACGACAAAAGTTAGCGGAAAAGGACAGTTGTATTTCGTGAATAAGTTTCTGGGACAGGAGGTTGCAGGATGAATAAAAAAGAACTTGATGAATTTGAGAATATGGCGTTAGAGGAAAAGAAAAATAAGATTATCGAAATGATTCGTAAGCTTCCGAATGAAGCCCCAATTTACAAGGCGTTGTACGAATTTATAAAAGAGGTAACACGTACATGAGCCAGCCGAACGACTTCAAGCATTTCACTGGGAAGAAATCTTCATTCAAAACGCAGAAGCGGAAGAAAAAGGTGAAGGTGAAAAGAGTTCATAAGAATAAATATAAGAGAGGGGATGATCTAAATGAAGATTGCCGATGAAACAATTATCAAGTTTAAAAACGGAGAGACGTTGCGTGTCCCGGCAGAGGTGTATGAAAAAATTAATTTCGACAAACAGTCAATTGTTGAATACGAATGGAATGAAAACGGAATTAATAACAAAATTCAGTTTTCCCTTAAGGATGTGCTCTATATTGGCAGAACAACAAAGAGCACATCCGGTGAAAAGTCTAACGATTAAAAGTAGCGCCGAGATGGAGAACAATTATTTACTTTCTCTTTATCCAGTTCATTGAGAAAGTAATCTTCATCATGGGAATCCAGAAGATCAACAAACTCTGCGCGGTATTTGAAGTATCTCTGGCAGATATGAGAGTTGTCCAGGCTTCCCGGTAATTCAGCGCATACCTTAGCAACAGCCAGATCATGAGCGATTTGTAACTTATCCATAAAAACACCTCCTTTCATAATGAGAGTATACCACACAAAAAAATTGGAGGGACATAAAAATGGTAAAAGCATTAATTCTGTCAGCTCTAATCGGCGGTATGTCACCGTACTTGCCGTTCTGGAGATTTGACAGTGCATCACAGCCGGTTGCAGTAGCAATCGCAATGTTTATCTTATCATTCGTGGTTATTTACCCGGATGAAATTAAAAGAATCGGAGGAAATTAACAGTTAAATATAAATTATAAAATCATATAAGTGTATGTTGAGTTTTATAAGATATTAGAGTGGAATATATTTCCAGGCATCTATAAATCTCAAGACTTATGGAGAAAAATTTGCAAGCTGACACTGAAACGTTAATGCAAATATGTACGGATACGTTAGTCCGGAATTTACGCCTATGGAGAGTACAAGAACTTGTGAGTAGATTGATATTTATATCATCAAAAGCATACTCGTTGAAGTAGGAATGAAACATAGAAGTTTATAACTTTTTATAAGTTTTCAGTAACGGAAAAGAGAGATGATTGAGACAAAAATGGGAGAAATCACACTTAAAGGCAGTAAAGCAGAATTAATAGCTGACTTAGCTGTTATCGTTCGTGGAATCAAAGAAGTTATCATGAACGGAAGTGAAACAGAAGAATCCGCAAAACAGCAGATTAACGAAGCGGTCAAAATCGGACTGATGAACGAAGAAGAATTTAAAACTATTCAAAAAGAAAAAATCAAAGAAGTTGTAAAAACATTATTTGATGATTTACTTGGAGGGCTTTTCGATGAAGATAAATGAATTTGATAAGACCGTAGATGAACTGTACCAGTTGTGCAGGAGAGTTCAGAAAGAAACCGGCAGAACGGTAGCATTTCATTTTGCAAACTACAAGATCGGATGCAGCTTGCACATCAACATATATAAGAAAGAATCCTTAAGAGAGTTTGATATGTACAGCATTGTAGAGGGTGGTTGTCAGCAGGGAGAAAATGTGAAGAAAGTAACTGACCATTTGAACAAAATTTTGATGGACAACAAATGCCCGTATTGTGAGGAGGATTGCGATGGAGAAAGAAAATAAGATGGATTTCAGAGCAGAGACCGTAGCCGAGGAATACGCCGAGCTTGTCGGTAGGATGAAAGCGTTTGAAGCGTATCTCAGAATAGAAGGAGGCGCCTTAGTTGAAAAGAAAGTGTGCTTCGCAATGCTGGGCCCCTGCACCAAAGAAAGCGAATAAAAGTTGGCTCCACAGGTACCGACATACCACATGGAGCCGCGTATCTAACTTAATTTGGCTAAGTTAAATACAGGACAAGTATAACACACCTTCCTGTATTTATCAAATAAATAATTAGGAGGGCATTTTTATGTCAAAAACACACACATCCAACGAACAGAAACCACTTGCAAGCGAGATTATTTGTGATCTGGAAGCGGAAAACGCAAAACTCGAAGCAAGAAACAAGAAACTCAGTAACATTGTTTTGAAGCAGGCAGCAGTTCTTGTGGAGACATTATTGCTGTTGAATGAAGAAGGTGATTTAGGAAATGAAGATGCGAGATGAGAACCAAGTGCTTTTATCAGGTGACATTCCGGCGGGGTTCGTATTCTCACATGAAGAATACGGTGGAACCAAGATGTACGAGGGAAGAATGACAATATTTAGAAAGAGTACATCCTATGACATTCTTCCGATTATTGTGCCGGAGCATATGATTTCAAGGGAAACAGAGCTGATTGCCAGTGTATATGGTGAAATGCGAAGTCGAACAGTCCGGGAAGATGGTAAGAAAAGCCTTGTAGCATATGTAAGAGCAATGGACATTCAGTACCTTGAAAGACTGGAAGAACACGATGCAAACGAAGTTTATCTGACTGGATATCTGATTAAAAAGCCAACAATAAAGATGATTGGCACAAAAAACGACAGGAAGCTGGCAAGAATACTTCTAGCGGTAAACAGAAAGAAGAAAGACGGATATACCAGATCAGATGCCATCAGTTGTTTATGCTGGGAGGAAAACGCAGATGCCGTAGAGAATCTGAAAAAGGGAGCAAAAATCAAACTCCGCGGAAGATTCCAAAGCCGGGAACTGTGGTCTGATCAGAGTCAATCATGGGTAACAGCGTTGGAAGTATCAGTAAAAAGATTAGAGGTTTTGTAGTATGAGAAAAATCGAAGTAAGAGAAATTAGATTGACCGATTTTAAAGGTCAGCAGGAGAAGAAAGTAGAGTTCGGTCACAGAACAATCGTTTCCGGGAAGAACGGATGCGGGAAAACCACACTGGCAGACGCTCATATGTGGGAGTTTTGCGACAAAGATTACAGTTTAAAGAGCAATCCAGATATCAGACCCGATGATGGCAGAGAATGCCTGCCAAGAGTTGACATTGACCTTGTAATTGATGGGAAGCCGGTAAGCGTAGCAAAGTTCCAGAAACGCACAGAAAGCAAGTCAAAGGACGGAAAGCCGGGAAAGGTTGCATTATCCAATAAATATGAAATCAATGGCGTTCCAAAAGCCGAAAGAGATTTTAAAGCTGATCTGAAAGAGCGAGGGTTTGACTTTGATAATTTCCTTATGCTGTCTCACATGGAAATCTTCACAGACCTGAAAGATGCAGACGCCAGAAAGATTCTGTTTTCCATGTCAGACGGTGCCGGAAAATCGGATTTAGAGATTGCCAAGACAGTTCCAGGCTGTGCTGAGTTAGTACCGCTTCTGGAAACCTACAAGGCAGACGAAGTCAAAGCCATGAACAGCGCAACGCTGAAAAAGGCAGAGGAACAGTTGAAAGCCATTCCAAACCAGATTATCGGCATGGAGCAGTCGAAAGTTGATGCTGATACCGCTGAATTGGAATTGCAGAAGAATGCCTTGCAGGAACAGATTTCTGACCTTGAAACGCAGATTGCACAGTCAGGAAACGAGCGTAGCAGCAAACTCAGAGCAGAACTTTCAGATTTAGGTGTTAGAAAATATTCTTTCGAGTCAAAAGCACATGAAGAAATCTCGACAAGGAAAACTGCAATTCAAATTAAAATCAATGAGTTGCGGACAGAAAGAAATCTGAAAGCAGCCGAATTAAACAGGGAGACTTCTGCTTTGGTAATTCTGAGAGCGCAGAAGAAAGAACTTCTCGAAAAGTTACAGAACGCCAGAACACAGTATCCCAAAATCAAAGATACAGAATGGGACAACACAGCTCTGGACAACATTGAATCTGAGACATTCAAGGATGCAGAGACCATTTGCCCGACTTGCGGTCAGAATCTTCCGCCAGAGCAGATTGAGCAGTTAAAGAGCAGATTTGAACAGAAAAAGCAGGAAAGAATCAATCAGCAGTTAAAGGCTAAGGAAGAATGGGAACAGGACAAGAAACGCAAAATTGATGAAGTTATTCAGGTTGGAAACAAAGCGTCTGCCGATATGAAAGAAGCGCATAAGCAAGAAGAAACCCTCACATCTGAGATTTCCAAACTGACAGATGAATTAGAACAGATCAAAACTTCTCTGGACGCAGAAAACAAGAATCTGGAAGCCATACCGAAAGAACCAGACTTCTCAGGAAATGCCGAATATCAGCAGATTCTTGCATCAATCAAAGAGAAACAGCAGGAGCTTAATTCTCTGGACGATGGCGAAGAAACGAAGAAACAGCTTTCAGAGCAGTTATCTGGCAAGAAGCAGGAACTGGCAGTAGTCAACCAGAAAATCGGAGAAGCCAACAACAATGTCAGAATTGACGAACAGATCGAGAAGCTTCAGGAAAGTCAGAAACAGTACGGACAGAGCAAGGCTGATGCACAGATGATTCTGGACGAGCTGAAATCACTGAGTATGGCGAAGAATACAACCCTTGAAGATTCGGTAAACCAGTATTTTGACGGGGTTAAAGTGAAACTATTCGATACGCAGAAGAATGGCGAAGTAGTAGACGCTTGCATCTGGTACGTGCAGGACAAGGACGGCAACTGGAAGAAACTGGTCGGGAATGCCAATACAGCCCTGATGATGAAAGGAAAAATTGCCATCATGGACGGCTTGCAGAAGTTTTATGGCGTGAGCTATCCGATTTTCGTTGACTGTGCAGCAGAACTGGATAACAGCAGTCTGGCAGGCATTAAGGCAGATACGCAGTTGATATTCTTGAAAGTTTCTGAGGGGGATATGACGGTAACGGAAATTTGAGAAAAGTGGAACAGCTAGGAACTTGTTTGGCGACAGCCTAGCTGCTCCACACAAAATATAGAGCAAACTATATTTGCTAATAGCATAACAGATAATTTTAGCTTAATCAAGCTACAGGTGATTTTGCACCTGCAAAGTGAGGAACGTGTTCACTCACTAGAATCCATGCAAATTTAATATTTGAGGTTTGACAGACCTATGAATTTACATGGGTACAAAACAGAAAATATGCTCTGATTCCAGAGTTCAGTGCGCTTGTAATCCTACAAAATAGCACAGGTAAGAAACGATACAATCACGCAAATAGCGTGTTGGCAAATATATAAAAATATAGAAAAGGAGAATAAAAATGGCAAAAACTTATGACATTTCAAAAGCAACAAAAGCACAGGAAAAATATTGCATGGAAAAAGGTTATCCGCATTTTGCACCACATAATGGAAAATGTTTCAGTTGCGGGCAGAATATCTATTCCGAAAAAGGAAGAACAAGAAGCGGAAAAGAATGGCAAGGAATTTCTGTTGAGAGAGCATCAAAGGAATTAATTACAGGATGTCCGTTTTGCAATAGAACTTATTGTGATTAATAGAAAAGGAGAATTGTTATGGCAAACAAAACACAGTTAGCAACAGCAGGAGAACAGCAGGCGGCAATCGTAATCAACAACTCATTCATTGATGGATTGGTTAAGCAGCTTGAAGAAAAATGCAAATACGGTCTTTCATTCCCAAAAGACTACAACCTCAGTAATGCACTCATGGGGGCATATTTGACTCTGAAAGAGACAAAAGACAGAAACAATAAGCCAGTTCTGGAATCTTGCACAGCTACAAGCATTGCAAACAGCCTTATGAACATGGCAACGCTCGGACTTTCAGTTCAGAAAAAACAGGGTTATTTCATTGCCTATTCCGGTCAGTGCCAGTTTCAGAGGTCTTACTTCGGGAACATTACAATCGCCAGAAGATATGGTATGAAAGATATCCATGCCGAGATCATCTACGATGGTGATAAGTTCAAATATCATATCGAAGATGGAAACAAAGTTCTGGATTCTCATGAACAGGATTTTATGAACATTGACAACGATAAGATTCTTGGGGCATATGCAGTGGTTCTGATGGAAGATGGAACAAAACATCTGGAAGTAATGAACATAAAGCAGATCAAACAGTCTTGGTCACAGGGCTATGGTTACAAGGAAAACGGCAATGGAACACACCAGAAATTCACTGACCAGATGGCAAAGAAAACAGTTATCAATCGTGCATTAAAGCAGATTATCAATAGTCATGGTGATGCTTTCATTCAGGAAGTTGAGGAAGCCACAGAAGAAATTCCAAAGCAGGACATTATTGAACATGAAGTTGCTTATGAAATCGAGCAGAACGCCAATGCAGAAGAATTTATCCCAGATGAGCCAGTAGCAATCGAAGAACAGCCTAAACAGCCGACAGTCGTAGAAGTCGTAAAAACTGCCGAGAAAGAACCAGTTCCGGCAGCAGACAAACAGGAAACAGAGATTCCAGATTTTATGAAGCCAGAAGAGATGTGATCGCATATGATGTACTTCGACTGCATCAATTTTGATTGGTGCGACTCAGGAAAGTTCGGAAAATATATGGCTTGTATCGGGCGGTGCGAAAACTGCCCGTACTATGAGTCGATAAAAGACTATTTTGAAAAACGAGGTGAGAACTATGAGGATTATATCGCAGGATGGAAAAATCAATCTTCCGTATGAAATGACAGCGTTGCTTGCTTCGGACAACTACATACAGGCGGTATTTGCCGGAGGAATACAGCAGAGTCCATATGTTATGGCAATGTACTCGACGCAGGATAAGTTGCAGGATGCACTTGATATGCTTGATAGAAGATTTGTTGGCATGGGAGATGCGATATTTAGATTTCCAAAGGATGGGGAAGCATGAAGATATTAAAATCGGAAATAGATTGGGATAAAACAATAAATATTCAAATGACTTTGAAAGAATTTAAACTGCTCCAGGATTGCCTGTTTTTAGTTTCTTATGCAGAATTAGAAAAACTTCAAGGAAAAATCCCATATTCTTATGATGATATGCAGGAAACAATTAAACAGTCAAAAACAATATTAGAACAGTTATTTTGTAAATAAGGAAAGTGAGGTGATTCAAAATGTTCATGCGAGTAATAAATACAGGTAGTCAGCCGGGAAACTGCTATGCGCTTAAATCCGAATCTGGCGAAACATTGCTTTTGGATTGTGGATGCAGATATTCAGAGATTTTGAAAGGAATTTCTTATAGGATATCAGAAGTTTCGGGGTGTCTACTGACACATGGACACGGAGATCACCTGAAATCGTTTCAGAATCTAATGCAGTCCGGTATTCAGATTTACACCAATGACGAGACAGTTGAGAGTGTAAACGCAATCTCTGGCGAGCTGATGATTGGCTTACCAGAAAAGAAATCGAAGGACATAGGTTCGTTCCGGGCAACGCCTTTCTACGTCCCGCACGACAAGACGCCAAACTTTGCATATCTGATATCTCACGAAGAATGCGGACGGATAATATATGCGACAGACTTCTCATATTTGCCGTTCACATTCAAGAACATGAGAATAAATCACTTCCTTATAGAATGTAATCATCTTGACGAATCGCCGGAGCAGGATTCATTTAAGTTTGAACACTCCATCCGGGGGCATAGCAGCTTATCTACTGTAAAAGAGATTATCCGAGTGAACAAGACCGCTTCGCTCAGAACCATAACGCTGTGCCACCTGTCAGAGGGATGGGGAGACCCGGAAGTGATGCAGAAAGAGATACAGGACGTTGCCGGAAATGATGTTCTGGTGCAGATCGCAAGACCGGGACTGGATGTTGATTTGAATTTATGTCCGTTTTGAAAGGAGAAAAAATGGAAATTGATAAATCAAAATTAAAGTTGGGAATTTGGTATGAGGATGAAAACGGAAATTTAATTAAGTCAGAAGATGATTTGGCATGTGAAGCACCAGAAGGAGCGAGAACGTACCATTCCTGCTTTCCGTTACAAATAACAGAACACGTTTATGTAGTGCATGGCAAAGCTGAGAAAGAAGCGTGCAAGCACAAACGGAAATATTGGAAAAAGGATACAGGTCTGATAAAGGGATTGAAAGGCCATATATGCACTAATTGTGGGTCTAGCCAAACAAGAAAGTGGTGGCAGCCATGGGGAAGAAAATGGGATTATGGAACGGATACTACACCACTTATTGACTTTCATACAAGTATTGGAGGTGGAAATCAAGATGTCATAATGGCAATGGTAAACAGCGGAGATTATACATTACAGGAAGCACTTGTTGTTTTTTCTACGGCCTGCGAAAGATGTATGAATGTGCTTGCATACAAGTATTTGAACGGAGCAGATGGGTACGAAGAATATTCAGATGAGTGGAAAAAATGCAATACTGAATGCGATTTTTGCAAGAATAGTTAAATTGAGATTCACGAACCATACAGGGAGGAAACAAAATGAAACAGTGGACAGAAGAAGAACTTATTAACGACGGAAACAGATTAAGAAATGCTGAAATTACAAATGTATCATTGAATTTTAAAGATCACGGAGTACTCACCCTTGACCTCACTCTTTCTGGCGGCGGATGGGGAGTTGTATTCGGAGGATATGTTTTAGGACATGGTTACCTTGGCTCGGAAAACTTTAAAGGTTCAAAGGCAGGGCTTGAAGCGATTATGAGAATCATGGACGTTGTTGGCGTAGATGACCTGATAGAAATGAAAGGAAAGCATGTTAGAGTTGCTACGAAAGGACTTGGACATTCAGTGAAAATTATTGGAAATTTCATTAAAGATGAATGGTTTGATTACGAAAGTTTCTTCGAGGATGAGAAACCACCATTTGTGGAGGATTAAGCATGGTATCAGCAAATTTAAAAGACTGGAAAGAAGTCACCAAAGGCATTTACAGATATGTGATCTCTGCAAATGTGGCATACGAAATCCACATTAAATATTGGGATATGGACACAGACATTTTAAGTGCGAATGCAAGTCTATACATTGTTGGCGATTGGCGCTCAAATGATGGTAAAAATACCAGAGAAAGAGAATGCTTACTTGAGTCAGGACCGGTTATGGCTTGCCTTGGGAAAGCTATAGAGGATGATAGAGAGAATAACAGGTAATTAAAAAAAGCACCGACTATTTATCGGCACTTTTTACAAAATCTTGGAGAACAGTAATGACCAGATTATTAAAACTCCTGTTCTCCTGCTTGGCAATCTGCTCAAGCTGTTCTTTAAGCTGTATCGGGAACGTGATGTTAGTTCTGGTCTTATCAGACTTGACGGTCATGTGAAATCCCTCCCTTGTTTTTAGAACATTGTAGCATTTTTGCCTGTCGGTGTCAATCAGATACCAAAGTGGTATCATTTTTACCTTGCAATACAGGTATCGAAGTGGTATCATAATGGTATCAAAGGCACACTGAAAATGAATCGAGGTGATAAGTCTTTGAATAGTAACTATAAAAATTTTGTAAAAGCTAAGGCGATTGAAGCCGAGAACCGAAAGAGATGGCTCAAGCTCAATCCAAATTTGAATGATAATTCGGGAGTCTATATTTTACGCAGAGTTGATGAAGACGGATTCAAGTTTGGGTATGCAGGGCAGGCAAAACATATACTCACCAGATTGTGCCAGCACAGTGCAGGACATCAGCAACACATTGATTTGAGCCTTAAGAAACATGGCTTATATTCAGAAAACAATCCCTACGGATGGACAGTGATCTGTGAGAATTTTTCCGAAGCTAGCCTTGATAGAGCCGAACAGTTTTACATCAAATGGCTTGCAGATCAGGGATATCAGCTTAGAAATAAGACTGGTGGCTCTCAGGGAGCAGGAAAGAAACAGATTGATGAGTACAGACCGGCAAAAGGTTATTACGATGGTTTGAAGCAGGGCAAAAAATCCCTCGCCAGAGAACTTTCATACATCATAGATACACACTTGCAAGTTTCACTGAAACCAGAGAAGCAGAATAATAAAGTATCAATCCGGGCTTTTGAAAGGTTTCAGAACTTGATTGATGAGAAAACGTACGAATAAAAAATGAAAGGAGCTTGCCTTCATGTGACGTAAGGGTGCACCGGGCTTCTTTGAAATATGAAATTAAAATGTGAAATATACAGAGACTCAATGCAAAATTACAAGAAATATGCAATTCCAAGAGCACAGCTCGTTATAGCTGATGTTCCGTATAATGTAGCGAATAATTTTTACGGGAGCAACCCTATGTGGTATGTAGGGGGGGATAATAAAAATGGTGAAAGTAAACTAGCAGGAAAAGCTGCCTTTAATTCAGATTTTAATTTTAACTTATATGAATACTTTCACTTTTGTTCAAGAATGTTAAAAAAAGAAGATACAACACCTGTGCCAAGAGGAAGAAGTAGCAATTCTCCATGCATGATTGTATTTTGCTCGTTTGAACAAACACAAACATTGATTAAAGCTGCTGAAAAACATGGTTTTGTACATTATATCCCACTTGTTTTCATAAAAAATTACAGCCCTCAAGTATTAAAAGCAAATATGCGTGTGGTTGGAGCTACGGAATACGCATTATTGTTTTACAGAGACAGGCTTCCTAAGTTTAGGAACGGCGTTCAGACTGACGAAAATGGAAAAACAATCAGAGGTACAGGGCACATGGTTTTTAACTGGTTCGATTGGGAGAAAGATGGAAAAGATATTCCTAAAATTCATCCGGCGCAAAAGCCAGTCAAACTTTTAAAAAGATTGATTGAAACGTTTACTGATCCCGGAGATGTAGTAATAGACCCATGTTGCGGAAGCGGGACAACGTTAAGAGCTGCACATGAAATAGGAAGAAATGCTTTCGGATTTGAAATTGATAGAAATTTCTTTAAGAGAGCAAAAGAAGAAATGCTTGTTTTTGAGGAAAACAGTCAGATAAGCATAGAAGATTTTTTGTAAAGGAATCGTGAATATGGACGCATTACGGTATCAAAAACACATGCAATGGATGCAGAACCGTAAGGATATTTATTATTTCATCCGTAAATACGCAATGTCTCACAAAGGGACTCCAACAACCAAGAAGATATCTGAGGAACTAGATATCAGTATGAGCGCTGTTCAAAGGCATCTAAGGCAGTTCGAGGACGATGGACTGATTGTATTTCACGGAACTGGTTCGCACAGGACATACGAACTGATAGGAGTAAAGAAACATGAAACTGTATGACGTATACGACGGTTCAAAGTATATCGGGGAGCTGACGCTTGCTGAAATATCAGAATTGACAGGAAAGACAAGAAGTCAGATATCGCAGGCAATCAGCGGGGCATATGACATTAACGGAAGATATGCGGTCATATATGATGGGCAGCAAACAATCGCATACTCAAACAAGAATGATCGCAGGATGTTAATGGAATTTGACATTCTGACTCAGAAGATAAGGAGAGCTGTTGGATGGGAAAACTAAAAAAGAGTGGAGGTCTAACACAATGAATAAAATGCGTGAATATGAACGAGGCAGGGAGGACGGGCTTGACCTTGCCAGACGAATTGTCAAACAGGGCGGGATTGAAGCCCTCGAACAGGAATGCAAGTTCCGGGGTGCGACCGGGATACATACCTCTCTGGCAGTAAAAGACCTTGATAAAGCGTCAGAAAAGATAAAAGAGGTTATAGCGGATTCATTTGTAATATTGTCAATCGCCGTTCTGCATGATGATTTCGGTTTTGGTGAGAAGCGCTGTCGGAGATTCAGAAATGGACTTGACCGGGCTGCTGATTATATCAATGACGGTCTGGCAGAATGGATTGATTATGTAGACGCTATTAAAGAAGAGTTAGGGATTGTATTAAAGAATCCCGGAGAATAACGGACAGGTAGCATTTGGATAAATGAAAGTAGGATGAGAAATGAATATTAAGTTAAAAGAAATCAGCAGAGACGATTTAAAGGTAGGAGATACCGTCGGAATTGCCAGAACGGTGAATTGCGGGTGGTTATCGATGTTCCGACATAGAAAAATTATTCCGGTTAAGATTACAAGAATCACTCCAAAAAGAACCAAAATCGAAACAGATATATATGAAGAACATGGAAAAGGCGAAAAGTTTTACGAATACGATGAAAATGCCAGAAAAGAAAATGAACTTGCGGAGAAGTTTGTTCTGGTAAAAGATATGGAGTTTAAACTTAATCAGTTTGAAAACAAATATGGGCTGAAATGGATGGATGACGAAGATATTCTTGAGATGGCTGATTACGTAGAAAAGATAATGAAAATTTTAGACAAATACAGAAAGGAATAACGAATCCTCGGTAAACCGAGGTTGTATCAAGATTAGCATGGTGAATTGATACATAAAGTTTGGCGGAGTGGCTGTGCCTAAGTAAGCACTTAATAATGAATCCAAGCCGATTGCCAGACTATCCACGCACAGGATTTGTAGCGTGGTGTTATGAAAGTATGTTGGTTTTCAACAGGAATAAGCAGTTTTGTAGCGTGTTATCTGGCAAAGGATGTTGACGAGATTATTTATACTCATGTATCGAATCAGCATCCCGACAGCCTGAGATTCTTGCATGATTGCGAGAGGTTATTGGGAAGAGAGATAACGATAATTCAGTCAGATAGGTTTGACTCAGTGGATGACGTGATGGAGTTCACGCACACAATGAATACTCCGTTTGGCTCTCCATGTACGAGATACTTAAAAAAAGAAGTAAGAAAAAAATGGGAATCTGAGTATCCAGATCACCACACCTATGTATGGGGTTTTGATGTAAATGAAAGGAGTAGGGCAGAGAATACCTGCAAGGCTCTAAGTGATTATGACCATGAGTTTCCACTGATTGAACATGGATTAACCAAACAGGAAGCACATGGAATAGCGGACAGGTTAGGATTGAAACGTCCGATTATGTACGATTTAGGCTATCCGAACAATAATTGCATTGGATGCGTCAAAGGTGGCATGGGCTACTGGAATAAAATTAGGAAGGACTTCCCCGAAGTATTTCAAAAGCGTGCGGAGCAAGAGCGTAGATTTGGAAGAAGTTGCATAAACGGAGTATTTCTTGATGAATTAGAACCAGACAGAGGAAATATTAACACAGAAATCATGGAAGACTGCACAATAGCGTGTCAGTTGCTTACGTGGGGAAAGTGAGGGCACAAAATGAAATTGTATTTCTACATTTTAGACAGCGACAGAGAATACAATCCAGAAACCCAAACGTTAGGAGACTATATTTTTAAGATCAGAGTTGAGGGGTGCGAGGTGATTGAGAAGCCAAAAACCTACAAAGCAGCAACTCGATTTCCAGACGGAATCTGCATTGGGTATGTGAAAAAGGAAGATATCGGAACAATTTCTGGTCATTCAACGCCGTACATTGTACTGACATTACCGAATTATCAGTTTGTAAAAGATAAATTTTTAGAAAGATATAACGTTGAAATCAACAGACTCAAAAAAGCAATCGCTATGTACGAGAACAGAATAGCTGCGATTGAGGATTACAAGGAGGACACAAAATGTTAATCAGAAGTCAGAACAAGGAACTTTTAGTTACACTTGAACTTTTACTCGATATCGAAGTTTCAGGTGGAATAATAAGCACAAGAAAAGATTATGGGTGGTGTTGCTTACTCGGAGAATATTCCACAAAAGAAAAAGCTATGAAAGTGCTGGATATGATTCAGGAAGCCTACGCAGACGCAGAGTTAATTCCAATGACAGTGCCAAATATCGGGAAGATGTTCGCAGAAGCGCCAGCATCAAAAGAAAATGAACTTTTGGCTGAAACTATCGGTGAAATGATTAAGAATAAAATGATCTTTCAGATGCCAGAGGATGGGAGCGTGGAAGTATGAGTGATGTAATGGAATTTGTACAGAATGAAGACGGCACATTTAGTGCATACGATAATACCTATGACGTTGTAATACACTGTAAATCGGAAGATGAGCAGAAGAAAGTTATTGAGCGGTTATCTACTGACTGGATTCCGGTCAGTGAGAGATTGCCGGAGAAGCATAAAGATGTAATTGCAACTGTTAAATATAGTGGTTTTTGTGGAATGTACGGAAAATGGTTAAAGACAGCGTCCATTAATGACTATGGTGAATGGAATGGAGAATGTATAGGTGGTGAAGTTATTGCATGGATGTACTTGCCAAAACCATATAAGGAGGGCTAAACATGACAGTAAAGCAGTTATTGGACATTATAGATAAGAAAACAATGGTAGAAGTCAGAGGAGAGCACGACTGTGAACTTATATTTTCTACAAACAGAAATTGTGGATACTATACAAAAGACGCTTTTGAAGAGATAAAAGAAAACACAGTCACACAGATTACTGCACTCGAAGAAGAGCTGATTGTTATTTATATTGATTCTAAGATATGGATGGAATAATCAATGGAAATGTCAATTTTCGAAAAAGAGGGAGACTGGATTAATGGGAAGATGTAAATTAGAGTGCCCGGACAGTGAAACAGAGCGCTGTATCTGCTGTACTAAACAGGATTCCTGCCAGTGCAGATGTGATGATATGGACAGTTATGAATATGCGGAGGAGTGTGAAGATTATGAGACTGATTGATGCGGATGCAATGAATGAAGAGTTATTTTACAAGCAAGTTGGAGGAAAAGACAGTTTAATTACGGCAGAAAGTGCGTTTAAAATGATTGACGCGCAGCCGACTGCCTATGATGTGGAAGCAGTTGTGGAGCAGTTGGACACATACATAACAAAACTGGTTGGAAGAAATGCTGCACTATATCAGACGGTTATGCAAATCGTGAAAGATGGTGGAGTAGATGGCAATTAAACCTATTTTATTCAATACTGAGATGGTTCGGGCAATCATGGACGGGAGAAAGAGCTGTACTCGGCGGATGGTAAAACCCCAACCAGATGAAAAGCATACATACCCGCTCGGTTTTGTTACCGACAGTACAGAAAAGAAAGAGGTAGGATGCTTTGGATTTGGTATTAATGAATACGGTGGTTCTATTCAATACGCAAAGCCGCAGTATCAGCCGGGTGACCTCCTGTATGTCCGGGAAACATTTATTCAAGCAGCAGCTCGCACTTTTTGGTATAAGGCAGACGATAATTTATGGATGCCAAAAGGGTTGCATTGGAAGCCATCAATTCATATGCCAAAAGAAGCGGCGAGAATCTGGCTGAAGGTTACGAATGTGAGAGTGGAGCGGTTACAGGATATGACGGACGATGATGCAGAAGCAGAGGGATGTTTCGATTATACATCAACAGCACTTGGTTTTCCCGATGTATGGGATTCCACCATCAAGAAATCTGATCTTGACAGTTACGGATGGAATGCGAACCCGTGGGTCTGGGTGATTGAATTTGAGCGGTGTGAGCCGCAGGAGGGACAGAACGTATGAGAGAAATTCTTTTCAAGGCAAAGAGGGTTGATAATGGAGAATGGGTTGAGGGGTGTTTGGTAATAGATCATTCACGGTCAAACTTATTTGAATATCGAATGCAACCAGTTGAATCAGGTGTTTTATACGCACCACCTATTAATCCAGAAACACTCTGCCAGTTTACAGGACTTTGCGACAAGAATGGGAAGAAAATTTGGGAAAATGATATTATCAAATATCATTTCGGAGAAATCTATGCTCCAATCAAATATGGATGTTATCAAAATTGTTTTGATGCTCAGAAAGCAGAACATCTCGGATTCTATGTAGATTGGACGGGCGACAAATGCCTTAGAAAAGATTTAGGGTATTGGATTGACATGGTATACGCTATGCCAGTTGGAAACATTTTCGACCAACCAGAATTATTACAGGAGGAATGAGATGAGTAGATGGTATGTAAGTGTCGGAATGAGCTTATCAATTGATTATGACGATATTGAAGCCGATACAAAAGAAGAAGCTGAGGAAATAGCAAAAACACGAGCATCAGAAGATATTGACTACAATAACTGCGATTGCGAAGTTGACAATATGAGCGTGTGGTCTAGTTTTAAGGAGGAAACAAATGAGTAGTGCAAGTGTAAGATTCGGAACAAAAGCGTATGTATGCGCAAGATATTTTCTTAGACCGGGTAAATGCTTCAAATACATTGATCAGCGTGGCGAAGACGTCACAGAACACGTCTACGAGGTCATGGCATTATATCCGTACTGCGTCCTGTTAAGAGATACCAGAAACGGGGTCAGGACTTGTCCGGGATATAACACTTTGAGCCTGATGCTGAGAGGAAGTGAAGCGAGTGAGTAAAGGCAAAGATATTTCTACTATGTTTACAAGAGAAGAAAACAAGAAGAATGGAAGACTCGGATACGGTCAGGCTACTAGAGAAAAGGAAGACATTATCAGTCCTGCACAATACGGTGCGTTCCTACAGAAAAGAGGTAAGAAGAAATGAACAAATCAGTGTTGGTAATGAATACGCCAGAAAATTGTTATAATTGTCCATTTGGAATTGGATACTGTGGCGATCTTGAATATGAGGGTTTGTGTGAATTAGCTGACTGTTTAGATTATGATGTAATTCTGATGACAGAAGAACATTATGATTGCGAAAGTAAATCAAGACCTGAATGGTGTCCACTGAAGCCATTGCCAAAGAAATTCGATAACGAGAAAGACCGGAAACTTGGAGATTTCGAGCCACTTTTCAAGATTGGTTGGAATGCCTGTTTGAGAGAAATTACAGAAACAAGCGATGAAAACGAGCGATAAAAAACAAGCGATAAGAGGTGAAAGAGATGGAGAGATTAACAAAACGGGAAGATGATAGTATCACATATAACGAAAAACGAGAGTTTGAGTGTGGTGAATATTGCGATAGCTGCTCACAGGGTGCAGGAAATTGCAAAACAGTAGAGAATATGATTAAAAAACTCGCCACTTATGAAGACTTAGAAGAACAGGGTTTGCTTGTGAAATTGCCAGATGATTTATTTAAAAAAGTATATCGAATAACTTATGAATATACGGAATGTAGTAAATTTGGAGAAACAGTTATTGATTGTGAGAATTATAATTGTAACTGCGATTGTGATTCTGAAAAGAAATTTTATATCGTAGAAAACAATCTGAAATTTATGCTATTTTGCAATTATTATAATGAACTTGACAAAACCGTATTCCTCACCCGTGAAGAAGCTGTGAAGAAGCTGGAGGAACTCAAAAATGAAATTTAAAGAATTTGCAAAGTGGTGCAATGAAAGAGCCTGTGATGGATGTTGGGGAATGCTGGAAGCAATGGCGTGTATTGATTTAATAGGTGAAGTTAAAAAAGTTCCGTTTTGGAAAAGAGAGAAATTTTGGAAAGAAAATTATGAGCAGCAGGTATTGGAAGAGATTATTAATCCGATAGAGAAGAAGTTGGAGGAGGTTCAAAATGACAAGACCTGAGATTACAGCAAAATTATCAACCATGATTGAAAAGAAAATCAATCCGAACAACGATCCTCGTATCTACTGGGCAAAAGAGGTGACGTTTGATTATTCTACAAACTATGCAGTTAGAGTGGACTATATGAAATTTGTTCCAGTGAACAATAGTGTTTCCGGGATAGAAAAAGGTGATTGTTATTGCTATGAAATCAAGTCATCTATTGAAGATTTCAAATCTGGCCATGGATTGAATTTCATTGGAGATTACAATTATTTGGTTATGCCGACAGATGTATGCGCTGCGGTATCCCTTGAAATTCCACATTATGTAGGAATATATGTACCAGAAGCAAATGATCTTACATGCGTCAAAAAAGCAAAGCGAAGAAATCGGACAAGGCCTGTGTCTGAAATACTTTTGATGATGTTCCGGTCTGCGAATAGAGATTATAGAAAAGCAGTAAAACAGTTGGAGGAGATGAAGAATGGCTTATAAGTATTTAGATAACGCTGTCAAATCCATTGAATATCAGCTGAAGAATATCAGCTGAACAGCGCATATAGCCACGGGTATTCTGATGGGAAAGAGGATGCGAGAATAGAATATTCGAAGCACGGGAAAATTGTAAAAATGAAAGTGCTAAGCGATAATGACTTCAACTCTATGCCAGACTACTATAAATCATGGCCCGTAAAAGCATGGTGTAGTTGCGGAAAACCACTTAATCGACTGGATTATACATTTTGTCCGTATTGTGGAGGATTGATTGCGAGAGGAGATGAAGAAAATGGCAGATAAAACATGCGAAACTTGTATTGGAAACGACAACGGGCTGTGCGACCGCAAAGGCATCCTGATAGAGGAAGACGATACCTGTGAAAAGCACATATCAAGTTGGAAAGAAACAATGATGGAGAATTTTATCCGAAAATCAATGTGGTAAGGGTGGAAATGTCCTTACCAGACGGGAAGGTGGCTAAATGACAAAGGTGAGTTGGATTCGATTAGAAATTGATATGTTTGACAACAAAAAAATCCGGCATATCAGAAAACTTCCAGAGGGAAATAATATTGTATTGATCTGGATGATGCTCCTGACGATGGCAGGGCGTTGTAATTCAAACGGGATTATTTTTCTGACAGAGAATATTCCATATACAAATAAAATGCTAGCTGACGAGCTGGACTTTGATGAAAGTGTGATCGAACTTGCACTTACAATTCTTGAAAAGTTCGGCATGATAACCAGAGATGGAACATTACTTTCAATTCCCGGATGGGAAGAGCATCAGAATATTGACGGACTTGAAAAAATCAGAGAGCAGACAAGAAAACGGGTTGCCGAGCACAGAAAACGTCAGAAAGAATTGCTTGAGGAAGAAAGCCTTCCGAAACTCACAGATCAGGATACTGAGGAGAAACCTGTCACAGCAAAAGATTCAGTAAAGCCCGGAGATGTTCAAAAGGTTATTGACGAATGGAATAAGCTCCAGAAGTTAGGAATTCAGCCGGTTATAAGAATGACGCCTAAACGTTCACAACTTCTGAAAGCAAGAATTCGGGAATATGGAATGGAAAAGATTATGGAAGCAATTGAAAAAGTCAAAAAAAGTGATTTTCTGACAGGAAGAAAGAAAGATTTCATAATAACTTTTGAATTTTTTATAAACCCTAATAAATTTATAAAAATACTCGAAGGGTTTTATGACAATAGAGACGAGGATATACATAATGGATTTAACGGAAAAACTCAAAGAGATGTCAGCCCACTTATCCCGCTCGGAGAATGGAACGGAGAAGAATCAGACACCCCGTTTGCTTGAATGCCCTGAATGCGGGGACAGCGGGTGGAGATGGGTAAGAGATGCAAGTGGTATTCCCTATTGCGAGGAATGCCCTTGCGGAATCAGGAAAAGAATAATCCTTGAAAATCAATTGAAATTTGCAGAGATTCCAAACGTGTTTAAAGGCTCAAATTTCAACGATTTGAAGTCAAGTGTATATTTGAACACCGAGAGCCGAAAAGTATTTTCTCAGGCGGCTCAGGCGGTAAATTACTGGTTTAAAAATCTTCCTGATATGAAGAAGAATGGAATAGGTTTATATCTTTTCTCAAATGCAAAAGGTTCTGGCAAAACCAAAACAGTATGCAGCTTGGCGAATGAAATCATGAAGAAATACCAGAAACCAGTCAAATTCACCACATCCCTCAGAATCCTCGATGAGATCAAGAACACATGGGGAAGTAGAGAAAACGCAGAAGGAAAGCTGATAGAGGATTTGTCCAGAACAGAAATCCTTATCATTGACGATTTCGGCGCTGATTCTGGCAAAGACTGGATTAATGAAAGATTCTATAGCATTATCAACGGGCGGTATGTCGACAGGAAAATCACTATATTCACGAGCAACTGTCAGATATCAGAACTGAAATATGACGAGAGAATCACAAACAGGATTCTGGAGCGATCACTTGAAATCCCATTTCCAGAGGAATCTGTCAGAGAACATATAGCACAACATTTGAAAATGAAGATGGTACAAGGAATGCGAGGTAAAGAGAATGAAAATAGCTGTTAAACCATGGGGCGAAATGTCTTTCAGAGAAATTCAGAATTTAAAAGAAAAGCAATGTAAGCATTGTGATTATTTTTCAAAGAATAATTCTGGAGGGTTATCATATGGAACTTGCGATTACATCCTTATTAACGATCGCATGAGAGGATGCCTACCGACGGAATGCGTAATGAAAGGGATTTTTAAAAGAAGAACAGGAACAAAAAGAAGAGCAGCTTTGAGAATTTAAACCTTTGAAAGGAAAAGAAATGAGAACAATAAGCGAAATGTATAAACGTTCCGGGGGAACAGCATATCAGCATAAATGTTCTGAATGTAGATTCTATAGGGACGGAAAGAGGGGAAAATGTCTGATGTACGGCGGTGATCGGGACTGGCATGGAAATTTTATTGCCTGTAAATTCTTCAATCTTGAAGATGATATGCCGGAAGGACAGATGAATATTTTTGATTATGTGTGAAAGAAAGGAGGAACGAGGAGCCGCTGGCCAGCGAAAGGATATCCCGGTTCCTCCTTATTTTTTATGAATAATGGCGACTTGAAATATGCAATTGAGAATGGTATCATCAATTTGTCTCACATACAAGAGCAAGTTGAAATGAATAAAAGGGAAGAAATTTTAAAAGAATACAGGGACAGTATATGGAAGGCATCTGACGGATATTGGAAAATCCGTATGACTCATGACGAAACCGGACAGCGGAAGATGTTCAAACGTCGGTCTAAACAGGATTTAGAGGACTTGATTGTAAAAACACACCGAGAGAAAGCAGAGAATCCGAAAGTCAAGACTATATTCGAGGAATGGGCGCAGCGCAAGGTTGATCTGAATAAGATTTCAATACAAACTTATCAGAGATATCAGCAGGACTTTAATCGTTTTTTTGGGACTATGGGCGAACGCAGAATTAAAAACATTGAGTCAGAGGATATCAGCAACTTCCTGGAAGAGCAGATCAGTGAACACAATCTAACCGCAAAAGCTTTCTGCAATCTTAAGACAATTACCAGAGGTACCCTGAAATGGGCGAAGCGTAACAAGCTGATTGATTGGAACGTGCAGGAATTATTCTATGACTTGGATGTCACCGATAAATCTTTCAAAAGAAATATCAAAGAAGATTCGGAAGAAGTATTCAACGACGCTGAAATGGACAGGATGATTGACTACTTGAAAGACAATCAGGACATAGTAAATCTTGGCATTATGCTTATGTTCGTAACCGGGCTGAGAGTTGGGGAGCTATGCGCTTTGAAATGGAATGACTGGCTACCACATATCAGTACGATTAAAGTCAGAAGAACGGAAGTAAGGCATTTTGAAAACCATAAAGGCATTTTTGAAGTCAAAGACTTTCCGAAAACAGAAGCAGGCGTAAGAAATGTAGTGGTTCCTCAGGGGTGTATATGGATATTACAGAAGCTTAGAAATATGTCGACATTCTGTGAATATATATTTTCTAAAGATGGAAAGCGATTAAATACTTATTCGTTCAGGAACCGGTTAAGAACAGTGTGCAAGAAAACTGGTTGTATTCAAAAATCACCGCATAAAATACGAAAAACATATTGCACGATATTACTCGACCACAGCATAGATAATCAGATGGTCACATCACAGATGGGCCACACAAATATTTCGTGTTCCGAGAACTACTACCACAGAGATCGAAAGGACCTCAAGAAAAAACAAAAAATCATGGACAGCATAGATGAATTTATGGTAGTATCAAGATAGCTTTTTTTGAGAGGGAACAGCCAGGGAACAAAAAGGAACACCCTGCAAAAGGTTAGAAGCATTGGTTTTATAGGAAAAATAGCAGTTTAAAGATACGTTCGATTCCCGTACTGGCTGCTAACGAAAACCTTGTAAAATCAAGGTTTTTTGTGCTTTTTAGAGGTGTTTAAAAGTTCGAGGGAACAGGCTAGGGAACAGGTAAGGAACAAGAACAAATATTCGAATTAAAACCATAGGAGGAAAACTTGTGTGTGAGACACAGGAAAAACCATCGTAGACGGCAGAAATGCGGTCTTTTTTTGTTTCCCAAATTATGTTAATATGGTTGTATGGAGGTGGTGTTGTGGTACATACCGCATATGATGTAATGAAAGAATATCTGATAACCGGTGCAGAACTTGATGGACAATTTCAGATACCAATACTGCCGAAAGTAGATTTCTCAGCAGGCAAGTCGATTGACTTTGCGTCTTCAAAATCCAGATCATTGAAAGGTCACAAGGACCTGACCGTAAATTTTTACATTGACGACAAAAGCTTTCTACAGGTATGGAATCAGCCTGACCAGTACATTGAGCACTTAAAATGTTTCAATTCAGTTTGCAGCCCAGATTTCACAATTGCTTCCGGGATGCCAAGCGCGTTGAACATCTACAACCTGTACAGAAACCATGCTTTAGGCTATTATTGGGCGATTATGGGCGTTAAAATAATTCCGTCCGTAAATATTATCAGTCCGAAGGAAATGCCGTGGATATTTGATGGAACGCCGCACAGAAGCACTGTATCATGTTGTACCAATGGCAGAGTGCGGTCAAAGTCTGCCAGAATGGAGTTTTGCGAGAATTTTAAGGAAATGTTGGATGCGATAGAGCCGGCAAAGGTTGTGATCGTAGGTATCGTGCCGGATGAGCTTAATGTGGATGTGCCAATTATAAACCTCAATTCACGAAGCCAGAACATGAAGGAGATGTTCAGAAAGGAGTAGGCATGGGAACTATCAGCAGGGAATCAGCGAAGCGCAGGAGTAAGGAAACGAGCCGGCAGAAAAGGCGTAGGAGTAAAATTTCTGATATTACAAGAAGAAAGAATACTACCAGAAAAGACGAATTGAATGTAATGAAATAAAAATTTACATCACGCCGAGGCACGTTATAGGAATTTGTATACAAAATGCACAAAATAAAAAAGTCGCAGGTCTGAATTAGTCTCAGATTTCTTCGATTTTTTTCAGATTTTCCCAGTTCAAACCGTCCCGGTTTTGATTCTGTTTCTAATTTGTCGTACATTTTCTTGGGGCCTTTGTCCCTCCCGGGACGGTCCCGGAAACATCCGGTCGATCAGGAACAGACCGCCACCGGAAGCCCACGAAACCGCACCGCCCGGCATGATCTGGCAAAACCAGAGCCAAACAACACAGCTCGCCGGGGATAACCCGGGAGCGGACCGGGAACAGCTGTGGAAGTACCGAACCAGTACCAGACACAGCCAGAACCAAAACCAATTCTAATAGAACACTATAAAACACGTTTAAAAGCGTTTTCATGCAACTACGGTAAAATATACAGGGAACACATAAAACACGCTTAAAAAGCCAAATACGGCGTTATAGAAGTATTTAAGGTACAGTCGCCCAAACAAAAACGTCTAAAAGCGTACAGAAATAAGACCGCCGGAACGATCATCAACAAAGTCCGCATAGCTTCGCACAGTCTGGAAGTATAAAGACCAGACCGGGCAAAGCGTCCGCGCAACTATACAAAATAATAATAACCCCGTTGTGCTCTGCCGTCAATCCCTGTTATTAACTCGATATTTGAAGATTTAATGCGGTTTTATATACTTGTGATAAAATATACCGGAATCGCGCTAAAAGCCGTTAAAACGTCAAATAGGAGCTAATACAACTATATGTAATTGCCAATGTGCATCAAACCGGAGAACAATCCCCGGCGAAGTCCCGGCACAGGTCGCGAACCACCGCCGCCCGGAGCGGATGCAGGACACCAGAAAAAGAGCAGCGCTTTACTGCTCTAAATCAGAATATTTTTCTAAAAAATTCAATAGTTCCGAATCTGTAAGGCTTGCAGCTTCTTTACAGATTTGGTCATATTCTCCAATATATTCCATCGACCCGGCTACAACCTCAATTGCAGCCTGTTCTAATTTTTTTCTTTTAGCTTTCGACATAATATCACTCCTCTATGCTTTTTATGAAAAACACAAAATTATAAACTTGTTCTTCTTTATACTCACACTAATAATTTAGTTGCTTTCGTTTTTTGCATTTTTGCAAACTCGATTTCCGTATAGTTTTTCCCGGTCACCTCGTTTATAAATGCCAAGATCCCGGCTTTTGTAAAATCGAAGCGGGTAAAGTCAAATCCTGTTTGCGCAAGCCTATATTCATAAGAGCACCCACAGCCCTCAGCGCCGTAATATGTGCCATCGACATGTAATGCGTTAGGCTGTACCACTGGGTACCCTTTTTTATTTGCGTCGTGTCTCTGGTAGCCGCCAAAATCTGCAACAACGCGCAGACCGTCCAGCGTGTCAAATTCTGCACGAACTCTGCAATTCGGCACGTCTGAGCCGTTTCTGTAGCCTGTTCCCGTGCATCCGTATTCTACTAATGTTAATTTTTTCATGTTTTTAATCCTCCTGATTTTATTTTAAAAGGCCGCCGGGGAAATGCTCCCCGGTACGCTTGCCGGCCTAATTTTCCGTAAGTCTTTTGAAAATATCAATTGTAAGAGTTGCAAGCCCTCTTTTCTTGTCTGACATATAACCATGTCTTTTACTTCTCAGCGCTTTTTCAGCAGTTTTCAAACTGTTTACACCGTAAGATGCGGCTTTTTGAAGTGCCTTGCATTCTTCAGAAGTAACCGGAACAGCTTTCAATGTATCGGGATTAATGGAAAAATCTTCTTTGTCTCCTGGGCGGAGCATCTGGCAAATAGGAATATAAAAATCCGTCCCCATGTTTTCGCCAATATTCCAAACAAAGTAGTTACCCGGGATTTTCTTCACAATTTCAAAAGTATGTGTATTCCACAAAGATGTAGAAATGATTTTGTTTCCCTCGATTTTTACTGTTGCGTATGCCATATTATTTACCTCTCTTTTTCTTATTTTTTTTGAAATCCGGCGGTTGCGTTGGGGCTACGGCTTGACCGCCGCCGGAGGGATTAGTCTAAATAATTAACCTTAGATATGCTATATTCTGTTTTTAGTTTCTCAAAAGCGCGTTCCGTAACTATATAATAATTTGTATCGTTTTCCACTTTATCAAGACGAATCCCACGCCCTTTTAGACTTAATTTAGTTGTTAAAAACCAGTGATCACCGTAATAACTCCGGCTTGCGTCAATCTGACATTCTGGCTTTTCTTGCCCCATTTCCGGCGTGTACATATACAACCCGGGAGCGGCAACCAGGGCGGCTGTCTGACTCTCTAATGTCTTTAATTTTTGACGCCCGATTCTGCGAAGTGTCAGCAGTTCGGACTGCGTTATTTTGTTTTGCCTTGCTAATTCTTCAGCGGTTTCAAGGTAAAACTCTGTAGTTTTTACAGTTTCAGAAACCTCGAAGAACTGTTTTAAGTTTATGAATCCGGTCGACTCCTGAACCGGGAAAGGAATGATTTTACACATTGTTTTTTCTCCTTTTCTGTGATATTCTGTTTTTGCTGATATTTTAATGATTTACAATTTATACTGTGGGGGAATCCGGGCTTTTCGTCCGGATTCCTTTTTTTATGACGCCATTTTATAAAGAATCAAGAATCTTAATTCTTCATATTGTCGGGAGTTAATCCCGGTGAAGTCGTTCCCGATCAGGTCCAGGAGCTTTTCCAGCTTTCTTTTTGTGTGGGCCTTTTCAATCTGGGACAGATAGATGTTATATCTCATTTTTTATTTCCTCCAGTCTAATAATAAGCCCTAACTCGTTATTCTTGTTTGATCTTGTGATATAGAAATCAATCACCCGATCATCAAAATATTTTTTGCAGGTCTGAAGCATTTTGCCGCTCATTTCCCATTCTACAAGCTCGCTTTTTCTGCCTTTCTGGATTTCGAAGAAATCACAGTGCATTGTGTTGAATAAGTCTAAAAATTTAATCATGTTTTTTTCTCCGTTCTCCCGGCTCTGCGTCCGGGTTGTTTGCTCTCTGTTGATGGTTATATATTAGCATAGTTTAATAATGGCGTCAATGGCATAGTTTAATAAAATATATTATTTTTAAAATAGTGTTTTTTCTGCACATATAATAGGAAATAAAAAATATCGAAATAAAACCCATAGCCAATTGACGCATAGTTTAATAAATGATATAATCAAAGCAAACAATAACAGGAGGATTAATGAATGGCATTTAAAGAGAAAGAAAAGGAACTTTCATATATTGCACAATATCAAAAAGACAAGTACGACCGTATAACAGTAATGGCACCAAAAGGAACCAAGGAAGACGTAAAAAGAGCAGCCGATCTAAAAGGCGTCAAGATGTCTGCATTCGTTCTGGAGTGTATACAGAAAGAATTGGAAAGAATGAAAAATTAGTAGAATAGTTTAATAAAATACTTGACGCATAGTTTAATAAATGATATACTGTAACCATAGAAAGGAAGTGGTTACAGGAATGAGCAATTTGTTTAACGTTCCAGTCAAAGACGGCATAGGGATATACACAATCACAAATCAACAAAGCGGAAAGAAATATATTGGTTCTTCATCTGAACTTTTAGCAAGAGCTAGGCTACACAAGAATGGTATTTTACGAAAATATCATAGCAACAAAGACATACTGGAAGATGCTATAAAAGGATGTGATTTTCGTTTTGAAATCGTCAAAATAATTGATGGTTCTGATTGCACAAGTTTTGACGAGTTGAGAAATAAAATGCTTCTGGAAGAATACAGAATGATAAAAGAAGCGATTTTGAACAGTGAAAATTTATACAATCGCGAAACAATAAACGTAGTTAATGGGAGATTGAAGCATATAAAAGAGAATCAAGAAAAGGTCTTAAAAAGGAAAAATGAAGTGTATGAGATGTTAAAGCTCCCGAATGATAAATTGATATACACATATAAGCATAACATATATGCGAAACATGAATTAAAACTATTCGAAGAAGAAATCTTAAAAAGAATGAGTTGAACCAATCACGCAGCCCCAGGAGGGGCGGAACGGAGGACAAAAATGAGAAAAGAAGATTTGCTTAACAAGAAAAATGAAACTGCTGAAAACTTACAGTGGTACGTTAGAGACGTTATCACAGACGAGGACTTGAAATGTTTTTCAATTCCTCAGCTTGAAAGATTGATTAATCTTGTTGAGCGGGCTGAGGCATTTCGCGAAAAACGTGAAAGTTTTTGTGCATTATCAGTAAATGAAGTGGTACAGAAGAGCACCGGACGAATTGCATATTTTGAAAACTCTGGAGAAATCCGGGAAGAAACTCCCGAAGAGTGTATGCAGGGAGCTGCTCGACAAGGGTATATCAATTACCTGAATGGCAACGAAAAGGCGTAACTAAAACAGTTACGCCCCGCTTGATAAGACCTTACAATCTTATTTTAACATATTTCAACTCAACGTCTCGCCGTTGATCGGGACGACTCCCAGTGAAATCATGGAACACCGGGAAACAACAATAAAAATTGCTGATATCGAAATTATATGTCAGCGCAGGGGAAAAGTCAAGGAGAAAATAAACATGAAATTAAACACATTGTCATATGTCCTCTGTTCCGAGGACACAATTGAAGCTGGTAAAGAATATTTCTTCGGTCAGCTCTGGGATGGAAACGGGGACGGCGAGGAACTTTTGGAGTCCGGAGCAATCGCCGTATACCAGAACGGTGAGGAGTACATTGTTGATTTCGAGATTCTGGAAGCTGCGGAAGATATTTTACAAACCCGTGTTAAAGTTACCGGGATTAACTAGGAGGAGAAAAATGAAAGAATTTGAATTAAAACAGGTGGCGCGGAACAATTCCGAAAACTTCGGATGTTCCAAAGTCACAGCAGCTTGGCTGTGCGGCACAGAAGCCCAGAAAGAGAATTTTATAAGTTCTCTGGGTGAGAACTGGGTGAGAATCCCGGCGGAACTCGTTGACGAAACCGCCGAGCAGAATTTTATTTCATATGCTCGGGCATAAGGAGGAGGAAAAAAGATGCTAGAAAGAAAAATTGATCGAGCAATTGAGAAAGAAGCAATGAAAACCGGGAAGATGGGAACCGAACCAGTGACCGTAGAAATGACACTGACAAGTGGAGAAATCGAGGAGTTTAGAAACCTCGAAAAATATGACAGTAAAAATTATTTCTGGGAAGTTGAGGACAATACTCTTAGAATTTCCTACACCGAAGAAATTTAAGAAAATGGAGGAAAAGAAGATGAAGAAAACAATTGATTTATTAAACAAAGCTGTAAAAATGGGATTTGACAGAGAACAGGCACTTGCAGACATAGACGCAAGTCTTGACGCCGAACTCGAGGAAAGGCAGCCGTTGATGGAGGAAGAAATACCGGAAGACCTGTACAATGGCATCCTGTGCGGATTTGTACAAGAGAGGGAACTGGATCAGAATGATTAAAAGAATATGTTCTGTCTGCGGCAAGGAGTTTAGCGGCGGAAGTGCCGCCGCTAAGTACTGCTCGGAAGCCTGTAGAAATACGCCTGTTTTTACGGACGAATTTAACGGCGAGGTGCACGGACAATTAAAAGTTATAAACGCATATAGGAAAAATAGGCGTTTATATGTTGTGTGTCGCTGTAAATGTGGAAACACATGCACTATGCGCTATGATGCTATAGCGTCCGGGAAAAATGTGTCGTGCGGATGCGTAAACAGGGAACAAAACTATTTAAAACCGGCAGATTTGGCCGGGAAAGTTAACAAATACGGATGCAAGGCAATTAAATATCTGGGAGCTGGCAAAGAGGGTTCAGATTGGTTATGCCAATGCCCTTGCGGGAAGGAATTTAAAGTTCCTGCGGGGCGTTTTTACAAGATTCAATCATGCGGATGTGCTAGACTTAGGAGCTGGGAAGAAAATATTATAAAAGCTCAAAATACAGTAAAAGAGGGGTTTGAGAAAAATACTTCGGTATTATCTATAATGCCAAGAAAAATGTTAAAAAACAATACGTCTGGGGTCAAAGGTGTTTATTGGGATAGAGCAAGAGAAAAGTGGGTTGCGCAAATAGAATTTCAAGGGAAAAATTATCGTCTCGGCAGATTTAACGACATTGAGGACGCCGCGGCGGCACGCAAAGAAGCAGAGAAAGCGCTATTCGGAAATTTCCTCGACTGGTTCCGCGAAGCATACCCGGAAAGATGGAAAAAATTAAACAAGTCAAAAACAAGGAGCGAAAAGTGAGATCAGTAATGATACAAGGACATATGGACGCCGCCCGGTTTTCAATGCCGGGATGGAATGGCAAGCGGGGCGAAATATACCCGCTTCCGCCTTTTTCTACAGTTGCTGGGATGGTCCATTTTCTTTGTCAGTGGGATAGCTGGCATGATATGAAGATATCTGTATCCGGCAACGGAGTCATGAACAAGCCGGAAATTTGCATGAGGTGGCGTGGCGGAGCTGTCGCAGGATCAGAGACAGAGGAGTTTAAGCAGCGTTTTCCGGTCAGGGTAAAATCCGGGAATTCTTTTGTGGGCTGGGTTAATACACCGATTTATGAAAGCGTGGTGTCTGATCTGGACCTGCGGCTGCATATTATGCCGGATAACCAGGAAGAAGTTGACGTAATTTACAGAAAAATCTTAAATCCCCGGACATTTCCAAGTCTGGGACGGCATGAGGACTTGATAAGAATTGACAACGTGCAGGTTGTTGACGTTTTGCCAGCACAGGAAATGACACTTGATATGTGTGCTTATGCACCGGCTACAGTAGAAACGCCCGGAACTGTGTACACAGTTCACAAAGATTATACGATCAGTAAGGGAAAGCGAAGATTTAATGATGTTCGAGCAAAATATTTAGATAGAGGAACGAAAGTAATTACAGATTGTGATAATTTAAACAATCCTTGTTTTTTCATCTGATTTATAGTATTATTTAGACAACAATTACTGATGTAATTGAATGTAAATTTGAAATAGTACTGAATAAGTGCAAATTTTAATATCTCCATTTTGGAAAGACGCAAAATAAGCCCCCGGGACTATCTCCCGGGGGCTTTTGCTGTCTTATTCTGGCGGCGTAACGACGGCACGGCACTCAGCCGGTAAACAGCCCCACCGCCGAAGCTGTTATAACACATATATCACAAAACCGCCGAAGTTGTCAAGTAAAATTTTTTTTATTTTGGGGCTTGATTTTTATAACCAATGTGGATAAAATAAAAATAACGACAGGCGAAGGAACTCAGGACGGGAGCTGCAAGCCAGAGCGTGAAAAGAATATTGATTAATCAGCCAGATCAAGCCGGATAAAGTGCCGGAAGGTCTGGCTTTTTGTGTTTAATAGCCAGAAAATGACCGTATTACATAACGTATAATTATATAATAACTGGTTTTATAATCCCGTCCTAGATTCCAGAAACCTAGAGTTTATTAATATATATATGCTATACAGTACTGTATAGATATATAGAGTTAATAAGAGTAATGTAACAGTAAAAATAAAATCAAATAGACTGTTGACAGTGATCTAAAAGTATGATAAAACAGAATTAACAATTGAATAAGCCGAAAGGCAATAATGATAATTAAGACTATTAGACGACTAAAAACCGTAGCAGACGGAAAGAAAAGGAACAAATAAGAGTTCTGAAAAAGTATCTGCAAACGTGTTTTTTGTCGTCTTTTTTATTTCAATTTTTTGGAGGTGATACAGTGAAAAAGAGTAATACAACAGTAACAGAACAGGGAATAGAAGTGTATGAGAATGATATATACAGGCTTGTGGATGAATATATAAACACTGTGTTACAAGTAACTCCAGAAGAATTTGACACACAGAAAGAGTATAAGGCTGTTGTTGCTGATAGCTTTGTAGATATGATCTTTTATATTGCTGATAGAATACCAAAACCAGGTACAGAGAATATAGAATTATTAGATAATATATTTAGTGTATATGTAAGAATATGTACTAAATACGGAGTGTTACCAACGCTAGAAGTATTTAGCTTTTTGGTAGGAATAGAGCGCAGAACGTTTACTAAATGGTCTAACGGACAGTACAGGGCAAGCACATCACACGGCGACACGGTTAAAAAATGGTTCGATATCTGCAAGAATTGCACAGTCAATAGATTGAACAACCAGCCCGGCACAAATGCCAACTTGATTTTTGTTGCAAAAGCAGCTTATGGAATGGCAGAGACGGCACCAGTACAGACAGCACAGCAGGACGGCATACCGCGCCAGACAGCGCAGCAGATCGCAGATAAACACAGGGCGGCGCTGGAACTTCCAGAGATGGAAAAGCCGGAGCTGTAGCAGATCAGAGACCTGAAGAAGTACGCGGAGGGCGGACAAAAGAGCATGGAAACAGCTTAAATAGTGTAAATTGTATAATATGTACAATATAAAAGGACGGTATTTGTTTAATGTGTACATCAATCTATAAAGAAAACTGAAGTTTGTTCCATAGATACATATGTTCTGACTGAATAACCGTTATCACACGTTCCCTTGACCACTGCCGCAGGCCATTAAAGGTCAGCGTTAAGCCAGGGAAGCGGGAACCCATGGGGCGGCGGGCTTCCCTGGTAGCGTCCGGCATGGATACCGGGAGGGGGTGTATATAAGCCCCAGCACACGCCGAGTGAGTACTCCGAGTTCCCGAAAAATTAAAAAAGTCTCCTCTAACAGCAAGGCTTTAAAATTCCGAAAAAACAAAAAAGAGTTCCCCATGGCAGAGATAGTGATTGCAACACGACAAGCCATAAGCCTTAATGGTTTCTCTGCCAGAAAAAAAATAAGGTGATACCAAGAAAGGCAGGTATAAGTATGAAGATAGGATATGCAAAAGAGTCAGGCATTTGGTTTCCATTGTCTGCAAAGAAAAAGATACTTTTGAACGAAGAAATTGACACATTTGTTTATGACTCAATAGATGAAAATAATAATTTCGAACATCTTTGCGAAAACATGAGAAATGGTGATTCGTTGATTATTTGCGGAGTTGATGATATTGGAAATACCAAGGATGAAATCGAAGAAACATGGAGACGACTCCGTGATTTGAATATTGAAATTTATGTGCTTACAGCTCCGATGTTGTTTCAGAGAGAAAACATGACGTTAGAAGAATCATTTATAAGAGACGTGTCGCTTAGCGTACTTGCTTCTCAGGTTGAAATTGCTAATCAGAAATTAAAAGCAATAAATGATTTATGATAACCATTTACATTCACAGAAGGGTAGGAACAAGATGAAGAAAATAGTAAACAATGATGGATATCTTCGGTCAGGGCTGATGGATATTGCTAGACAGTTGCTGAATATCTGTAGCGAAACTGGTGTTTCTAATATTCAGATAGCTACATCACCTTGGAAAGAAGGCGAAGGGATTACACTTTTAGCAAAAGCTGATGACAAACCAATCCTTTCAGTAAAGATGGACGCTGCCTATGAAAAAGAATAACCCTCAGGGCGAATCAATCAGAATCCGGCTCACAGGACAGTTAGAGCGTAAACTTATTGCCGAAAAGAACCGAACCGGCAAAAGCGTATCGCAGATCACCAGAGAAGCGTTGGAACAATATTTCCGAAGGAGATAGGAAAAACGCCGACTCAATTTTTCTCAAAAAAATAAAAAAGAGGTTTTTATATGTCAGAAGAATACAGTAAACGCTTTGATGAACTTCGTAAGAATCGAGTCGAGGTAAGCTATCATAAATACGGTCCTGCTAGGAAGAATTTTAAAACCGGGAACGTGCAGGCACTTCCGTCCATGGAACGGTGTATTGAGAAATATAATTCTACCGGAAACACAGAATATCTCGTGGATGCAGCAAATTACCTCATGTTCGAGTTTATGTACCCGCAGCATCCTAAAGCACACTTCAAAGCTACAGACAGCAAAGATAGCGCAGGGATAGTCGGAATCAGTGTAAAGGAAATGGAGGACTTGAAGAATGAACAGTACTAATGCTCCAAAAGTAAAGATCATAAATCCAGAAGGCTCTGGCTGGAGGGGAACACAATATTTTGTTGACGGAACAGAAATCAATCGTGTAATATCAGCAGACTTTCATGTCGCAGTTGACGAATTACCGACATCGGTTTTTGAATTAATGGCTCTGCCGGATATTGAAATGGAATCCGAAGTAAAATTCTCATACACACCACAGTCCATAGAGGACGCAGTAAGAATCCTGAGGCACGAACTTCTGACACATGGAGAAATTTACAATGGTTTCAAAGCAAGCCTTAAAACAGCGATTGAGAAGTATTGTACATGTGGCCTGCCATTCGAGCCAGAAGACGAAACCGCCGGTAAGATTCTTGATTTTATGATCGGAGAGGAACAGAAAGAATGATTCTCGCAAAAAATGTAGCAGTCATGTTGGATATAGCGTTTTTCACATTGCTCTTAGTGTTTCTTATATCGCAGGACGAAACCGAAAAGAAAAACAATCCAATAGCATCGGCAGTATTTATACTGATGGAAATATGTTTTGCAGTTAATGCAGTTGTGATTTTTAGATTATAAGGAGGACGCGTAAAATGCCAAACGAATTAAAAGAAACTATGGAACTTATGAATAGTGCTGATTATAAGGACAGATTTAAAGCCGAATATTATCAGGTAGCTATCAGGTATCAGAAACTGTCTGCAATGCTTGAAAAATGGGATAAAGGAGTGCTTCCGTTTACTCCAACTTGTCCGAGAAGTACATATAATATACAGGTGAAAGCCATGACCGATTACATTGCAATATTAGAAGCAAGAGCAGTTATGGAAGGCGTAGAACTTTAGGTTATAAGGAGAACCCAATGTGGTTAGCATTCACAATACAAATTCCCCTGTTCATCATACTGATTGAACGGGTGAAAATACAAGAAAAGCAGAAACCTGTCGTTCTCAGGTTCGGGAAAGCCTTTGAATCTGACAGGTCGAGGCATCCAGAGTAGCTTAGGTCTGCGTCAGTGAAATACAATTTCCCAAAGTAACTGGCGTGGACTTAACGGTACAAATATAGACATGATGCTTTCTAAAATTTTATAAAATATATCACTCTATTACGAGTCCGGGTAAAATCCCGGACAAATAATGGGCTATCGCCAAGTGGCAAGGCACAGCACTTTGACTGCTGTATTCGCGGGTTCGAATCCCGCTAGCCTAGTCGGACTATATTGTTTAGCCATGATATAGTTCCCTTCCGAATTGGTTCCATCTATCCCAACGGGGATGATTAAAGGGGCTTCAAATGCCCCGGATGGACTCTGCTTATGCAGAACAGCATTTAGACCCTTTGTTGCGACTGCGAGGGCAAGAATCGCAACAGCAGAGGAAGTTACTCTTGAACTGCAATAACCCTCTGCTTAGGAAACTTAGTTCAGTTGGCAGAACGGTCGGCTCATAACCGACAAGTCACAGGTTCGAGTCCTGTAGTTTCCATTTCTTCCATATGCTGTCTATCCGTTTTATGGACAGAAAAAACTGCTGAATGAGTGTATGTAGATTATTTTCATGAAAGGTGTGTAACGGCACAGCCTGTTCAATGAAGATAATTCCCCGTTCGGCACAGTCTCTGAGTTAAATTGTCGCCAATAGGTGCACGTTGAGGACAGGAAGTTTTCAAGAGACATATAAAAGGTTTCGTCGTTATACACAATGACATGAATATCCAAATCCAAAACAACTCCGTGGGGCTGGCACGGCAGAAAACAGCCTAGTGGAAAGCATAACACGATAAACATATTGCTAACCCGGGGTTTCCGGGTTATGTGGAATGTACGCTAGTGGAAAACTGACAGAGTCGCTCTCTGGTCTCCGGTTCGATTCCGGGCGTTCCGCTTTAATCCGCTGAGAATTAAGCTGTTTGTATACAAGCGGTCTATGTTTCTGGTGGATTTACGCATGAGCGTAAACGTACAACTCACTAGGCGTTTGCGTAAAAAACTTTTTAGAGAGATAAGACCACGGGCCGTGAGAAGTGATAGTCGGCAATTCTAAAAGAACCATCTAGTTCATGCGTTTTACGATGGAAAGGTTGGTACTTATCTGGATATTTTCATCCGGTCCGAAAGCATGTGATGTGGGAATCACCCCAGTTTCTTTTCGGAGAACTGGCCGTTATAGGCGGTATGGAATGTAGCTCAGTGGTAGAGCAATGGCATTGTAAGCTATGTGCCGCAGGTTCGATTCCTGCCTTTCCAATTCCATATAGTGGCGGAATACGTAGACGCTATTGTGGTAGCATAGGTTTAAACCCACAACTTAGGTGACCTTAGCCGGCGGCATGAGAGTAAAAGGGTGGAAATCCCCTCCTATATGGACGTTTGATGCATTGAGTGATAATGCTCTGATTGAAAAGTGGCGGAACTATTGACGGTGATGAATCCGATACAATAGAAAGGCAGACGCAGAGGATAGTACATCGTAATGGGTGAGTATGTGTCTTTGGACATGGGATGTACATGGAAGTTCGAATCTTCCCTTTTCAATTCCAATGAACTGCAATCATTGGAATTTTTCTCTTACTTCGTTCGGTTCCAGTGTTTCTCGTTGGGAGATTTATGCCGTTCAAGTCGGCGCACTGGACTTTTTTAAATTGAGGTGTTAATTATGCAAAAAGAAAAGTGTTGTAAAACATGTAAGAAACATGACGATTTTACATGGGTATGTTTCAACGGCGACAGTGAACACTGCGCTGATTTTACGGAACCAGATTGTGTTTGCGAATTTTGGGAGGAGAATAAGCATGAGTGATTTGTCTGAACTTCTTAATAGTGGCGGTCTTATTATAAAAGAGCTGGAAAACGAACCGCCCATAGACCCTATAAAGGTAGCAAATTGGTTGATTGATCGCGGATTAAAAACTGGAATCCGATTATACGGAAAAAGTGAACTTAGACAAATTGCCAAACACCTTTTAATTTATTGTGGGGACGAATAATGCAAATAGCAGGAAAAGAAATTAAAGACGAATGTTCCAGATGCGGAAATATCCTCGAATGCGAGTTGTTCCGTCAGGGACATGGAATAAAACAGGAACGTGAGAATATAGCGAAGATGATTGAATGCCAGATGAAGCACAGGGAGGAAAGAGAAAAAAATGATTAAAATTTTAGTTCCTGGAACATTAAAAAGAATAAAATGTGGAAAATGCGGAGCATTGTTGCAGTACGATGAAAAAGAAGATGTTAAAGAAGAAGAAAATAAAATGACAAAATCTCCTTCAAAATTTTCGTGTAAACAAAAATTTATTGCATGTCCACAATGCTGGAATAAGATTATTTTAGATCGCGTTTCTGCCAAATAAAGGAGAAATGACTATGTTCAAGAAATTATGCAATCTCTGGATAAAACACAAAACACAGAACCTTACTCGCATTCCGTTGTTCGTAATGACATTTGACTGGAAGAAATTTCAGAAAGACGGTAAAAAAGATAGTTGCACACTATATTCAATACATCCAGACATTGCAAACGACCCGTTCTTAAAAGAAAAGTTGTCTGAATGCGTGGATTATATTCGAAATAACTATGACATGGAAATATTTACTAAGCTTTAAGGGAGGATGCCATGAGAATTGAAGATTTGAAGAGTTGGACAGTAGATCAGTTGAAAGAAGAACTTGTTCGGTTGGCTGATGAGAGAGAAGCAAAGCAACATGAGATTTTAGACAAGGATAATAAAATCAATCAACGAGCTTCAGGCTGAACTGGATAAAATGTGCGCTTATAACAATGAGTTAAAAAGACAGGTGGACGAAAAGGCAGATACACCATTTTACGACGAATCTGTAGAAATCGCAAAATATCACAGGCAGCA